TCAAGCATATAACCTACCGGAACTGTTGGAGTCAATGATACTTGATATAATCCATTAGTAGTAATTGAATGGACAGGTACGGAAATATCTTCCGTTCTATCTCCTAAATTAGATAATTGTGTATTTAAAGAGCCAATAGCACCCGTAGTTGTTCCATCTCCGATTGCAGAAATGTCAGTGTTTCCGGTTTTTTCTGCGATATCATCCAATTCATCTTTTACCGTCTTACCATCGGTATATTCTACGATATTCGCATTAATAGGCTCTTCTTCTAAAACAAGATGAATGTTGCCATCCATCTTTTCTTCTTGTGACAAGGCTTCATATTCTGCCATGGTGTCATGAGTGACAACGCCAAGGCCAGCAAAGCTGTCTAATGTTTGATTTCTAACTTTTGCTATCATATTTACCTCTACTTAATTCTCAGTTTCTGACCAACATAGATCTTGTTCGGGTTCTTAATGCCATTCAAAGCAACAATAATTGCAACCGTCGTTTTATACTTCTTAGCGATAGAAGACAGGTTGTCGCCACGCTTAACCGTGTACCATACATTTGTAGCAACAGTTACCTGAGGCTTTTTATTGTACTTCTGATTTACAATTGCTCGAATAACAGAAGGATCGTAGCCGGCCTGCTTTAACCGAACTGAACGGATAGGGTCATTTCCCCAAGCACCAGCAATTACCTGGTCCGCAATTGTCTCGTTAGAATAAATTGGAGCAGAATCAACCGCGTACCACTCATCCAGGTCAACAGAGCCAGCAACACCATTGACTCTTCCCTTAGAAGAATACTGCCATCCCTCTAAATTGTGCTTTATAGAAGGCTTTTTCGCATTGTTTGGCTCGGTAGAAGAATACATAGTTCCGGTACTTGGATAACGAGCAATCCAGTAATTGAAAGCATTTGCTGTATCAAAAGCCTTCAATTTTCGATTGTAGATATCTAATCCGGTATAAACACCAAACTGAAGACCAGCGCCCTCTATAATAGAACGATATGCGTCAATGATCTTCACAATTTGTGTGCCAGTTAACGGCTCAAAACACTTGTCCTCAACATCGAGCCACACCTTTGCGGAACGACTTCCAAGGATCTGTAGCACCTTCTTTGCGTCTGAGCGAGCCTTGTCAACAGTCGTAGCATAAGAGTAGTTATATACTCCGTAAATTGGAACGCCGGCATCTTGACAGCCTCTCCAGTTGTTCTCAAACTGTTTATCAGGAGTGCCATCTGCACGAATAACCTTAAGAATAGCGAATCCAATTCCATCCGCCTTTACGGCTTTCCAATTAATTACACCCTGATAACTTGATACATCAATACCTCTCATAAAAATTAGTACCTCCTTTTTTGTTCTTGAAACTTACATTCTTTGCACGGATACTGAGCAATACTGTATTCTGCATATTTGCACCCGCTACATTGATTAAAATATTTGCATTCCTCACCAGAACATTCTTGAAATGACTTCAAATTACATTTAATGTTCCCAGGAATGTAAAATTTACACCTAAACACACAACTCCTCCAGAATAAAAATCCCACGAGCTGTGACACCCGTGGGATCTAACATTAAGCCATCTTTAATTGGCCAATGCAATCATAAATAATTGTTCTTTCTCGCTCAGTAGGAGCCTCATTCATCATACGATTTAATTCAGCAATCATATAATCTTTGCCACCATGATAGCTATTACCATTGGTGTAACGCGAAGGTTGATTATCATAAGAACGAGCATATACAGGTCTCATGTAAGAACCGGAATAGCCCATTTCTTTTTCTTCGATTTCAGCGAGGTCTTTCAAACAATCAACAACCTCGCCAATCATCTCCCACGCAGTTGGTTCCACCTTGCCACGAGAAAGAGTTTCGTCAATCTCGGTATAAATACGAGTTTTCAAATTCTCTAAAGTTCTATCCATAATATCACCTCCTACAATCTGTTTATCTCAATGCTTGCGTTCGAAATATCAATAGGCGTAGTGCCAATATTTCTTACCGAAACATCTGAGCAACAAACAGGAGGGACAAGAACTTCTGTCTCTGTATTTACATGCCAAAATTCTTCGACAGCCGCCGGATTCTGGACGGCCACACTCATTGGTATTACTTCACCGCCACTTACAATACCGACAGAAACAGCAGCAACGGTTTCTCCTTCTGGAATAGCCAAATTGCCCTGGAAACGGACTCTATATTTCGCCCATTGTCCACAAGGGGAGCTTGTTGCTCCCCTAAGTTTAAATGTGCTTGTTCCGTCTTGATGCATAACACATCCACAGTGGCAAGGAGTTACCGTTTCTGTGAAAATGGCGCTGTCATTCGATTCTACAGTCTGATCTAAAATCGCCGTATAAAGAGCCATATCACACCACCTCCTTATGCCATACCACAGTTGCATCCATATCCATAAGGATTAGTTGACCGCGGGCAAGTGAAGATTGGCTGGCTACCATAAACCGGTTGTGCCGGGATAGGGCAAGAGCGAAGTTCATTTACCAAATTATTCATAGTGGACAGTTGACCAGCACGAATCTGTTCAGTCTGTGCTGTCTGGGATGCCGCAAGATTTGCCATATTAAGCTGAGTAGTAAGTTCAGCGATACGGTCATTCTTTGCTTCAACCTGTGCCTTAACACCATCCAGTTCTAACTGGATATCATAGAGCCATTTTGTACTTGTGGTTGCATTTGTGAAATCAGGGGCATGTTCATTCCCTGATTCTGGTTGTAATAATTACCGCCATTCTGGTAAGCGGCACCATTATTACCGTACATCATAAAAATCACCTCTTTCATTTATTTCCCGTGTCCAGAAATACACGGGCGTTTCATTACCCGAATCCCACGAGTCATAATAATTACCGTCAACAACGGCAATGACGTGACTTCCCGTTGCTAAAATAAATTCACCAACAGGATGATCCAAACAAAAATCCCTGACCGCATAGCAGTCAGGGCATGTATTTGGTATTACATATCTTTTGAAGCCATTCTTTCGGAGATAAGCACCCCATACTGGATTGGACGTAAGAATATCCTTAGCCTCAAATCCCTGCAACGAAACTTCAACATATGTTTTATCCCAGTCATATTTCATTATTTTTGAGATTGCGCGAATCACGCAATCTCCAACGGTTTTACCTAATGGGTTCGGATTATATGGCACGTAGCTCATATTCGAACCTCACATGATTATCTCAACTCAAATTTCCTATATTTTTCATAGAATGGTTTAGATTCTTCTCTTGAAAAAACCGCCGTAAGTTTTTTGTCCTCTTGACCAATATAGATATCCAACGGGGCAAGACCGTTTTTCCAATACAGATACATCTGCATAAAGTCTTTAATATAGACTACCTCGCCCTGGTTATATGGTTTTGGGGTAAAACTTGGTTTAATCATCCTTTTAAATCCTCATGTCGAAAAAAGCGAGACATCACTTACTCGGATATCTCGCCATCTTTCAACTCAATATCCTTATTCTTTTCGTAATAAAACTTATTTTTCTTCTTTTTCTGTTCCTCAACAGGCTTATTCTCGGCCACCGGCTTAGCTTCAACCGGAGCAGAACACAGCTCTGTTAAGAGCTTCTTGATGGAATCCTTATATCTGGAAAAATCTGTAACATTGTACTTCTTAACAACAGAACGTACCTTGTTTGCGTCAACCACACCCATGTTATAGGCAGATACGACGTTAAAAATTTCCATACAGGATTCTTCGTCATAGTTAAACATCCACTTTGGACGATTAGAAAAAGAGCCACAATGCGGACAATACTGATAAGTCTTACCACAACAAATACACTGTCTTTCGTAAGCCATTAGTAGTTCTCCCTTTCTCAAAGACGAAACGGCTTACCAACAACAGTAAGCGAATCATCATTCTTTGACTTTTCAAGCATCTCATTAAAATGCTCTTTGGTTACATATACAAATTTCTTTCCTTTATAGGGTTTATCCTTAGAAACACATTTGTATAACTGATAACTTCCGGTACTTTCCGGAAATAGGTTTGGATAATATCTTTCACACTCAAAACGACTAGAGAAATATACATCATCATCTACACAATAGATTGGTTTCATCTGACCGTTAGTAAACGGATATTTCTTCGCGCGAATAGATTTTGTTTCTTTATCTGCATTATAAAATGTTTTACATACACCACATTCAACACCTCTTTTTATATAATTACGAATAGTGGTTATTCCAACATCAAATCTTTTTACAATTTCAAAAGATGGAATGCCTTTATTCCAAAGTTCCCATACTTCCCTTACAATAGAACTGGAGGCAACTTCAGAACATTTATCCCAATCGATATCTTCCTCACAAAATCCAATAATCGTTGGAAGTTCAGACTTCATAACATGTTCTTTTATCCATTCTTTATTAGAATGAGAACAATCTATTACAACATAATGCGAGATGTTATTTTTAACGGCTAATTCTCTTTTAATCTCATCTCTATCGGATTGCATACTCAAATCCTGCATAGGAAATTGAAATCGACGATCTCCTAAGTAATGTTGCAATCCATTATTTTCAATTATTGTATTAAAATCCGGCAAATATTGATCGTACCTTCTCTTGCCGCTCCATGAGAAAAATTTTTCTACTTCATATGTAACGCCAACTTGACGCAATAATTCATTCATAAATTTGTTCGGATAACTAATACCGTCTCCGCAAACAGTGCAATGAAAGCCGTTACGAGATAGATTCTCAATAATTAGCTCTTTTGTTGAACCGCAAACCGGACATTTACACATAATTCGTTTGCCAGAATGATGAGAATATTTTTTTGCCTTTTCAACATCCAAAACATATTTTATGAGTTCTGGATGCATGTTATATAAACTTTTGTCATTTTTCATACGAATTATTTTATCCTCCTACAGATAAAACCTATTTATTAAAATAATAAAAGAGGGGCTAGGAAACCCCTCTTGTCAACACGGATAGCTACTCCGTGTCTATTTATTATTCTGTAACTTATTTATCAAACTGCTTAGTATCGTAATCGTCTGAATTTTCAGCAATTGCCAAATAATACAAGTTGTTTGCGGCACTGCAATAGTCCTTCAAGGCTATTGCGGAAAAATTTTGAACCGAGTCCGTCGCAACAGACCAATCAAAATCTGGAGACATCTGGAAACGTGGGAATACAATGTATAACGCACGTACAGTCTCCGGATCACAAATCTCAGAGCAAAGAACACGGAATGTTGCCTTGCACTCCTTCGGGAAAGAAGAACCATCCTGATCTACGCGAGCAGCAATCTGTCCTTCTGCAACCTGATACTCATACTTAACCTGAACCAAAGCGGTAGCGTCTGTAGGAAGAGTAAGAGTAGTAACGCCGCCTGCGGTAGCAATAGCATACTTACCAGGGCCAGCAGCGTCGTCCTTTGTATACTCTAATTCGGTATTTGGAATACCATTGTCAAAAGTACCATAAACAATTAAAGTGCCATCAATAGGAGTATCCGGAAGAGTGATTGGAGAATCACTTGCAGACACTTGCATAATACGAGGCATAACAACCTCAGTACCGGTCTTCTTTGTAGTACCCATCTGCATAGCTGCCAAGTTCATAGAGAATACTGCGTTTGCGCCAGAAACCTCAGCACTCTTAGATTGATAGAAACGCTTAATCAAAGCACCCTGAGAGTCAGTCTTATCCTTTGTTTCAGAAGTGTTAGAAATCTGAAAATCCTGAACATCGTCAAGAACACACAGCAATTGATTAAGCTTATTCTCAAACCAGCCATCTACAACACGGTCAATGACGAGCTTGTCAAAATTTAACTCATTTGCCATAGTTATTTTCCTTTCTTATATGTATTGTTAATAAGTTTTCTTTGTTTTGGCTTGTACTTCTCATCAGAGTAAGTCCAAGTCATATCTGTAGCCGAAATACCACTTGTATCAACAAAACCCGACATACTGCCTTGCATAAGAGCAACAGCAGATTTCTTGCCTTGTATTTGGGTAAATGACTTCAGTAATTGATAAAAAGTAAGGTCAAAAACAGTTTTGTAATCATAAGAAAACTCCTCGGTATTAACCAAGGAGACTATCATATCGAATATCAATGAATCGTTGTCTTCAGATTTTTGGCGCCTATTTCTGCGCTTACGATCATCCATAATAAGGATTTTCTTCGTAGCGCTATTGCCTGCCTTTTTGCCTGAATGCGAGAAACCAATCAGCTCTCGTAGAATGGCAACGAACCGCTTATATACGTCTTCATCAATGATAATTTCGCCATTGTATAAAACAATGTCTTTATCACCGGTGGCATTATCTGTCCGCTCCATTTCTTGAAACGAAGACAGATCTAAATCTCCAAGTACGCAACGAGTACTTTCCGGAGTGCATGTATGACACATCATTCTAAAGAACGTCCAATCATCTATTTGCATGAAATCTAAGCCAATATCGTCTAGCAATGATGGCATATCATAAGCGGAACAGCAGAGCTGCCAAAGGGCGCTAAAAAAATCGCCGTCAATCATTTCTCCAATTGGCGGCTGATATACTACAATTCCATCCGCAATTTCAATAGGTTTGCCCTGGAGCAATCGAAGCCTATCTGCTTGAGCCAGCACGAAGATTAAACTCCTTGCCATCTTTATTTGTAATGGAATTTGTAGTGATTTGTTCAAAGACGAGGGTGCGAGCAGAGTAGTTATTATCTACAACGCTCGGCTTGTCGGAGACGAGTTTCAACTGCGTTCCAAATATATTGGATCCGTTGTACTCGTCAATAAGCACAGCTGCAATTAAATCATGCCGTGCTACCCCGACTTCTGCTACATTGATATCATCGTTATGGCACAAGATATAAAATATTACCTGTTGATTTTTCATCACAGAGTTATATCTTGAGACCGATTCAAAAGATGTCTCAAAACACAGATAGTTTTTGACCGTTGTTTGTACGGGGCTTATAAGGTAGAACGGGAGAATATTGTCGCCAAAATAATCGTCATTCTCCGACTCCTTTTTTTCAAGCTCCTCATTGTGAAGGAGGTAGATTATCTTATTGTTCTCAAGTAACCTACGCTTAATCACTTCTTTATAGCGAATATCATCCTCGTTCGGAACTCTTTTCAGCTTTCGGAGATATTCAAGCTCTTCGTTAGAAATAACCATACAATACCTCCTTATAATCCTATTAAGTTCATATCAATCTGAGATGTGATTTCGCTTTCAGAAACATATTTAATTGTAATTATCTTGCCAATCAATGAATCATCATCGTTGGCCTTGATAGACACTTGGTTCTCTTCGGAAGTGGGAGAGAGTACGAACAAATCAGTTTTGTCTTCTCCGTCCATCCATACGGTCCAATTGCCAGGCTGAAAGTCAACTACCTGTTCATCGTTATCGTAAAAGGTAACGACGAACTTACGGCCAGAACCCCCAACCTTAATTTGATTATCCTGTTTCCCTTTGTAGGTAATAACAGAATGAATCTCAGGCGGCTTCGGAGCGTCCGGCTCTACTGGAATCACACCTTCTTTGAAATAATCACACCAAATGCCACGAGCAATTTGCTCGCCATTTTCGTCGACAACCATTTCAATATAGTCCGTGTGCTCGTTCCACTGATCTTGTGCCCAAGTAGTTCTTATTATTCCATGAACTGCCATATCTTCAACCTTAGAACACTTCCAACAAACCGGAACATCTCGAAGTTGAGAAATGGCAACGCGCTGGTCATAGAAGATTGTCTTTGTCTTATCGTTAAATGAAAACCATAGAACAGTTTGGTTCTCCGGATTCGTAAAAACATTGTCAGTCCAGAGACCGGAATTATAACTATTCTGACTTCTTCTCACGCACCACGACTCATACTTCTTTCCCTGATAAACCCACTGCGCCTTAAAATTACAAGGTAGTGCCAAGTAGGTAGGAAATTGATTTGCGTGGTCACGATATTCATCAACAACCAAATATCTACGATAAATCCCTTTACTATTTTGGTAATCAAAGTACAAACCAACCGGAAACTGTGCCCCAGTAGGTCTTTCAAATTTCCCCTTATAGTATGGAATATTGCACTCATAAGATGGCTTAAACTGAAGATGAAGTGGTTGTTCATCCTTGCTTAAAGAATTGTACTCCACCTCAAACAGTTTCACGTCTACCGGAATTTTTTCAATTCCGCTAGGATTTCGATAAGAAAACTTATCAAAATCAGTATCATGCTCCTGGTCATAAAAATAAGCAGTCTTGGCATTTATATCACTATACCAAGTTGCCTCAATAACCATATCTGAATCATCTTTATGAGCTTGTCCAATCGTTTTTGAACCAAGTATCTTTTTGTATTCACTAAAAGAAGGCATAATTACACCTCCTTTATGGTTTCGACCTTATTGCCGGCATCAAGTATCAATTTCCTGTATATCTTCCAGTCGAAGTCAGCCTTGCGATGCTCAATAAGAGCGGCGTCCAAAAGGCTCTGTATAGTTACTACTTCTTGCGGGCAACCTAAAAGGTCGTTAAAACCTCCAACAAGACGAAGCGCACTTTCGATAGCTTCGTCAATATTGACATTCTTATATTCGTCTGCTTTATTCGGATCTGCATATAACAGCAAGAAGAATATCTTCTTCCTAAGTCTTTTCTTCGTCTCAGAGATTTGGTCTCTCGTAAATTCACCATACCTATAGTTCATAATCTAACCTCCAAGATATCCGTTATATATATAACCTCTATCAGAAATCATATTACGAACAGCAAGGATAGCATCATTTTCGATATTCCTCAGCTCTGCTAAATGATTAGCCTGCGAATAGAATGATTGCTCTTTACCGCCAAAAAACTGAGCCGTATTAACGATACTATTCACCTGCGGATGAATCCACTCATAAACCATCTGCTTTGAAAAGACATTAATCACAAACTCTTTATCGATGTCGTCACTGACAGAACGAGCCATCAGCACGGTAAGTGTTTGCACTTCATCATCGTAAACAAAAGATGAGAACAATCTGCGAATATACATATTCCCAAAAGATTTATGCAGCCACTCAACCATCAAAGAGTTTGCACTGACTTCGTCAAGTGAAGCCAGTTTATAATCTGTCACATTCCCAAGAAAAGCACTGAATATTTCTTGATAATCTATAGTAATAGAGGCCATAATATACCTCCGTTAACTACTTCATATACAATGAAAGCTGTGTGCCAAGAGCTTCGTCGATCGCCTTAACCTTGCTGAAGGAATCGATCTCGCCATTCTGAATTGCAGTAGAAGCAATAGAGCGAAGAGACTGCTTTGCGCCCTCCGGAAGCTTCTCAATCTCACGAGCCATTTCAGACGCATCCAGCTTAAGAACTCCTCGAAGATCCATCATTGCATACTTCTCCTCGTAGAATGTCTTCAACTGTGGAAACTCAGCGATAAAGTCTTCATTCTCGATAATGAAGAATGGATTGTAAACGAAAGAACTCTTTGACTGAATAGCAGAAACAAGATCTCTGTATTCAACATCAATAAAATCTCCATACCCATTCCAAACGTATGTCATGCCGGACTTATCGCCAGTCATAAACAACTTGCCCTGACGAATAGAACGACAGGTAACACCTTCGTTTGCCGCGAATGACTTCTTCTCAGCCTTTGCCTTCTTTTCTGGCTTTGGCTCTGCCTTTACTTCAACTTCGGTTTCGGTTTCGATAACCTCTGGCTCAACAACTTTAGTTTCCTCGGCTTTAGCCGTTGTTTTTCTTGCCATATTTAATTACTCCTTTTAATCAAAAAATCAGAGGGCAGTAGCGACCACCCTCTGAATATCATGCAACTTACGGTAATGTCCAAATACCAATCTTGCGGCCAATCTCAACAGCCATACCCATCTTTCTCTGAGCCTCGTGAGTCATCAGATCAGATGTGTAATCTCCACGCTCGGTATTCTCAACGATAACAGTATCTCCCTCATCGACCATCTTGATGAACTTTCCTTCGTCGCCAACAACAGGAAGGATAAGTAACAACTTAGGATTGAGAACCTTCTGAGTAAAGGTAACATCCTTGAAGCGGTTAGGAATCATTACAAGATCAGAACCCTCATAAGTACCAACGTTACCGGTATTCATTACAGACTCTTTCTGCGCAGGAGCCGCAAAAGCACCATCCTGAAGAGCGTTGATCTTGGAAAGACCAGTATGAACACCCATAATCATTACATCAGCACTGCCATTTGCGTCAGATACATTTGCAACGATCTCATCAAAAGCGTCTTTAGTTGTAGCATCCAACTTACCAGTTCCAGTGAACTGAGCAGCAGGAGCGACCTTATTAGGAAGGTCATTGATTGCATTCATGACATCTGCCTGAGCCTGGCGAATAAATGCGTCAGCAACAGCAGTAATGTACTTCTCCCAATCAATATCGCCCTGGAGATATCTGTTGATATCAGCGCCAACCTTTACTACATAAAGCATGGTAGGAACAGGAATAACCTCGCCCTCTCCAAGCTGCTGTAAGATGTGGTCATGATGGCTTACACCGCCCTTTGCTACAGAAAGAATAGTATCCTTCTCGATAACAAAGTCCTGACGGTCTCCATCAGCAAGATTGTGACGATCTACCAAATCAGAGAACCATCCATTCTCCTCAAATCTGGTATCAATTCTCTCATCAACAGTGTCCTCGATAATGTCATACCAAACACGACCATTATCGCGAATAGCGCGACGAACTTCCTTCTTATTCTTAATGTCTGTGATGCCGAATACATGACGGGAGAACTCCAAAATCTTAGCGTTAGCTTCAGACTTGGAAATAACCTTGCCGCTCTCAGCGTCAAATAACTCGCGACCGCAAGCTAAATCAGACATAAGATTTAACATAGATTCAGAATCAGTGTTGCAATCTGTGAATAACTTCTTTACATTTTCGCTAAAAACCTTAATTGCCATAATCTACAAACCTCCTTTCTTAAATTTCGTACTTCTTAGTTGTAGCGTTATAGGTTACAGCAGTGTTAGCCGCAGGAGTACCAGTGATACCCTCAGCAGAAACAGCAATTACGTCGCCAACAATCAATGTTGCACCCTGTACAACATCACCATCGGCGTTGTAGAATAACTTCTCATCACGAAGCTCACGCTCTGTATATGGAGAAGTAGCAGAATTGTATACATACAATGTCTCTCCATCACCAAGAGCAGTAACCTCGATGTACCACTTGCCATCAGCGGCCTGCTCGTTAATTCGTCCAGCAAATCCTGTTGGAACAGCAGCCTCAGCGTACTGATCGAAACTTACATAAGCGCCACGACCGATCAAATTACCATTGTCGTGGTCAGCAGATAATACCATGTTATAAACGTGTCCATACTGGCCCATCATAGAAGCAACCTTGCTAGGGAAGGATGCAGCATGAGTACCCTTATTAATATCAAGTGCCATAATATTTTTTCCTTTCTTATAATTGTTTTTTGATAAAAAATAAGAGCTATTCGCTCTTTACAAACATTGCTCCGTAACGACCCTTGCCTCTATTGTTAGACTTGCTTTCAATAGGCAACTTCTTTGCGGAAATCTTTTTCTCAACAGCGGCAAAGTTCAAACCTGTCTTTGCGGCATTAAGCAACATTGTGTTCAACTTCTCCGTGATTTCGTCCTTAGACAAATCGAAGTGATTTTCACGCTTTTGCAATTCTGCAAAATCAACAGTACCAGCAATACCGGCCCACTCATCAGATTCGAAAATCTGCATCTTCTCAGGCTCTTCGTGATACTTCTTTAATTCCTCGGAGATAGAAGAGTAGTTTGCACGCATCTCCTCGATTGCAGTGTTCTCCTCGTCTGTAACAAGGATTGCATTCATATGAACGCGGTCACCAACAAAAGATACTACGTTGTCATTCTTCTCATAACCCTGCTTCCAATACTGGCCGCAGAAGAATCCACAATAAATAAAGTAGTCGTCATATGTTTCAACGATTCCATACCATTCATTGTCTTCTTCCTCGACAGTACGCAAAAGAGCATAGAGAGCGCTTCTTACGTCCTCCTGAGACAATTCAAAGACTTTCTTGAAATTCTCTGTTGGCTCTTCAGAAGTTCCTTCCGGCTCTGTGTTGACTTCAGGATCTACAACCGGCTCTGGCTCATTCTCAGGATCGGATTCTCCGAATAATTCCTCAAACTTCGCCTCTAATTCCTCGTCGGACATCTCAGAGTAATCAAAAGTGATATCCTCAGCCGTCTTGGAATACTTAGCCAGTAATTCTTCAAACTTAGTCATCGGCGGTTCCTCCTTTCCTGAATTATTGTTTATATTGAAAACTTGTAACTGCTCATTTAAAGCATCAAGTTTCTCAATTAACTCTTTTGTAAAAACGGTGTTTTTCTGAAAGTCAGATAGCTTAATATTTGATCCGGCCATTCCAGGATTTATATCATCGCCATCATCAGTTTTGCCAAGAATTGTAACTCCGGCAAAATAGAAATCCTCAATAACAAGAACCTTTTCTTTCGCATCAAAAGACATTGCGCGAATATCTAATTCGACTGATACATCAGCCTCGCCACCGAGTCTTTCAAGAATCTGCGGGGCTTTACTATATGTCTCATACAGAAAACCGTCTACTTCGACATAAGTCTTGTCTTTCTCTTCGTCATATACGAGTTTGATATTGTTCTCGGACGGAACATTACCAACCGGGATCTCGTCATATACAACTTCACCATCTTCCATATGCATATCGTGACCACCAAACTCATACTCATCGTCAACCTTATGAATACGAGCAAGAATCGGGCGATTTGCGAAAGATGGAAGAGCGGCATTCATTACATCTTCAGCAATAAGGCTCTTATTGAGATTCTTCTCCGTATGGCAAGCCTGTAAATGAACACGACGCAATCCTTCTTCATCTGGATTTTGCTCTGCAAAGTTCATCTTTCCTTTGACCTGAACAGCAACACAATTTCCATCATCTTTGGCATTAAAATGTCTGGAATACTTTGCATTGTTTGCGTAAAAATCATACAGGTCATCCAAAGTTAGAAACTTTATTCCCAAGCTCAAACTCCTCCTTTCCTAAATTTTTGCAAAAAAATAAGACCTATGCGGCCTCACTTGGAGGTTGATTAGGTAATTTCTCAACCTTCGACATAATCATTTCACCAGCACCATTACCGCCTAACTTACGATAAGGTTCATAGAGGTATTTCTTTAAATCAACAAGCTCTTCCACTTCGATATAGCCCTGTCTTAAATACATTTCACATGTATTCATCAACTGAATATATCCAAGTCCAAGCAGCATCTCTCTTTCAACAGAATTCTTGTTTAAAAAGTATTGGACTAACTGCCATAGTCCGGTAGAGCCAAATATTCCACCGACAATAGCAATAACTACTTCTTGTGACATATGAATGATGTTCTCCTTTCTTAATAATTTTCTCATTGATTTATTTCTAGTATCAAATAAATAACAAGTCTGTCTCATCAATAAATCTCTTGTCTTCCTTTGACAAAGTGTCTTCCCCATCATTAATAAAGGTGAACCATCTAGTATCATTGTTCTCCAACTCTGTGTATCCAGCGTCTCTTAATTTCTGAGCAATTGACTTAGATTGTGTTCTAATAAATTTACTTCCCATAACCTTTTACCTCATTAAGCATTTCTGCTCCGTTCTCCACTGTCGGATATTTCTCCGTCATCAACAGTAGGTCTGCCAGTGGCCTCCGATTCTCCGCTTTGTGTAAACGAAGAAGAGAGCGGATTAACCATTATTCCCGGCAACTTTAATACTTCTTGCTCAAAATGGAGCATTGCCATCGTTTCCTTCTCAGAAACTCCGACCGCCGTATTATATGCAAGACGATCAGCAAAACTATACTGGCAAGCCTTAAGCAACCGTTCAGCCAAATCCTCTCTGGTATAGACACTTTCGTTAAAATATGTGACCTTACATGGATTAGACACATTGTAAGAAAGCATTCTATTCGTAAATCCTTGAATTTGTCCAAGGAGAGAAGAGATAGCAAAGTTAGTTTCTTCTCGCAACCAGGCCGAAAATGCCACACTTGAATTGATTTTTGAAGAATTCAATACGGCTCCACCACCGCTCAATGTGAAAAATGTATCCTGCGTCTTCAGCAAATAATTCAAATCATTATCTGCGGAAACAGAAGAGAAGTCGATAACATTCTCCTTCTTTAGTTCCCCAGGAACTACCGCAGAACTAACATAGTCCGGCAATACTTCCTTTAATATCTCGTGATAAGCAATGAGCATATCTGGACTTACCTTAAAATCATCCGGCCCATCAGCATTATTCCTTGTCTCCATTGGGAGGACTAGAAGTTTACGAATCAAAGACTCGTTGAGCAATGCTTGTATGTCCTCCATATCAGACATGCCAGCCAACTGCTGAAGCAGTGGAGCAATAGGAGGAATAATATAATTCAAGTCCGAAGAATTGAACTTAAAGCAAGCACAATACTCATCCGGCATAGCAATCCACTTTTCACCAGTTCTCTTATACTCGTTATACATAGATGTAAGCGGTTCGCCCAACCATTCAAGCATTTCTTGTCTGTTTGAATTGCTCCACTTAGACATATCTACAGCATAAGCCATGTCTTGTGTTGAATATCGCCCAATCAGTTTACATTCGGAAGGCTCCATAATGTAGAAAAACGCTCCGGTATCATCATGAAAGAAGATAGCGTAGCATACATCATACAAATAGCAATTGAGCGCAACCTCTTTGAAATTGTTTTGAAGATCATAACGTTCCAGTTCATCGAGCGTGTTCTGAAATGATTTCAAAAGCTTTGAATCATTACTGCTCTTAACAAGAGACACATTTGGAGTTACCTTTCGGCAATCCAATATCCACATACCGGCATACCAATTCACAATGCGATACAATGCCTGTGACCGATAATAGTAATACCGAGCAGCCTTCCTTAAGTTCTCTTCGTTATTAGCCGGACGCTGAATATAGTTCCTAATTGACTCACGAGTATATGCCGCGATATTAGAACTAGTTTTCTTTGACGGATTATATAATTGCTTTGCCGCCTCTTTGGCCTTCTCATACATCTGCCGCTTTTCATCGACAGTTAATTGTGGGGCGCTAGGTTTTGCACTAGCCGTATTTTTTCTTCTTTGTGCCACTATCTAGCACCACCTTTCTTCATTGTTTTTTTGAGTTTATCAAGCAAATCATCGTTACTGGACTTTGGTTTTTTGAGAATAAGTTTGCGCCTCTCTTGTGCCAAGGCATAAGAACCAAGAGCAAGAGTGTCAATTTTGTTACTTTTTATTATGCGTATTTAAAATAATATCCATGAAATCTCTGATTCTTCTTTATACTTGTAACAATATTTCCGATGTGACTCTTTGGTTGTCCCATATAAATAACCGCATCTGTCACAGATTCAAAAGAAAGAATCACAGGACCATCTTTCGTTTTATGCATTGTCACCGGTTTCTTTTCACGTGAAGGCTTTGGTTCGTAATGATTAATGGCTCCAAAATATCCATCTGAAAAATCATAATCTTCATATGCCCACACACAATTCTTATAAACTTTTCGTGTACAGTTCTTTTTACAGATTGCCGATACTGGCTTTATATCGTAGCCAGCATTCTTTAAATCATAGTATGTATACCATTTCTTTATAAGGTTAAAGTTTAAATCATATTGGCAAATAATTGGATCATCATGATGTCTTACATTTGAAAAATATTTATCCCAAGAAAAATCATTTGACTCATATTCATCCTTATATACCCAATAAGAATCCTTATACGGTGTCATTTTATCCAAAATTGTATGTTCACATCGTAATAATATACATTCCTTTGTATAATTCATTTCTTTATCAATGTGACTTACTCCACCAATCCATTCTTTTACAAAATTAAAATCTAAATCAAATTGCAAAACAATTTTTGGCTTCTGGATTCTTCTCATTTTGTTAATTTCATCACCGGTATGGATATAGCCTCTAATACCTTTTCCACCAAGATCAAGATTATATCCATTATTTTTTGAGTTATAATATAATATCCAGAAATTTTCATATATATCCAACTCATTCAAGCCACATTTTTCAACGATGAAAAAATCAAAAGAACATTCTCCGTATTTATTCCATGCATTCTGTAGACGTTTATTATGATGACAGTTATTTTTTAATGCATTTCTATGTGCCGTCCATCTGCTATAAATGTTTCCGGATTGACCAATGTATATTTTCCCATTAATCTTATTCCTTATCCCATATATTCCTGATATTATTTTCCTCATCAAAATACTCCTTTCAAAAGGAGTATAAGAATACAGCTTATACTCATTGACAAAACCGAATAACAGTCGGAAGTCAATTTTACATAATAAAAGACCACGGTTCTTCCAAGAGTGTCTTTACACTCGACCATGGTTCTCGTATTTCATTATTTGGTTATAGTACGAGTTCAGACTATCGCTTCACCATAAAATATGGTGCCCATTCACTTAGTCGTTGCAGCTACCATTACGCTTGCTGTGGGTTGCCTACCTCTAGGTTTTCCCAATTAATCAGAACGGGTTTTCTTATAATAGCTTATATTTTTCACTATTAAGTGCCCTACGCATTTTAAGGCACGATCATCATGCATCTTATTCGCTTTGTCCGCAGTCAATTCAAAAGAATCTTTACCAGAATCTCTTTTTTTTCGAACCATATTAACAATCTCTTCCTTAAGAGCATCTATTTGAGACAATGCGGATTCTTCCCAAAAATCCAACTTAATCATTTTTGTTTTTACAGATTGAACCTTTGATAGTTCTTCTTGTACTTTTTGATCCAATTCATCGTCAGAAATTTTCTGCTTCTTAAGTCTTGCAACTATTTTCTGTTTTTCTTTATCCAGTAATTCATCGTCCGTATCGAACACCATAAGATACCCTTTATTGTCATACGGAGCTGGGAAATCAATCTTATCCTGATTAACCATCTCAATAAGAGATTCATACATGATAGACTTAAATCCAGACGGAGACATCAAATGCACCTTATCTACTGCATTCGGGAACTTAGATACATATTCTTTCGAGTACTCCTTATCAATAAGACCTCTATGGTGAGTTCCTGCTTCATCCGTCCAATCAGGCATTAAGTAATCCGCAATATTAACTCCACCACCGCCGGCTCCGGCGTCGATATATATACCGACGATATTTCCATAAGCATCAGCACCACCGTTATAATCACAAATTATCTTCTTGAGAAATTTAATTTGGTCCGGCGTTTGCATAGGAGACTTTAACTTCTTCCCGGCATCAACAAGATTGATTCCGTTTACGATTTTACCTCTGATATCCTCTTTTCCATCAGAGCCAATAATTGTGTATAGCTCTATCACTAAAATAAAACTATTATCTCGCTGACGAGCGGGATCGTAACAAATAATGTACTTCTTATCACCGGTCTCGTTTTCAAGAATTGGCTTATACACTTTTTCATTACGAGTGATCGTTCCTCGCTTAACAATGGCGTCAGCACCGCCATCTGTCGTAAACATGCAATAATATTCCCTCTGCGCCTTAAGCGGATTTGTTCGCATCTCAGATCGAACTGTTTCTCTAGTAAGGAGCGGTGATATGGCCTCTCCTCTTAAGGTTGGAGAGAATGCCAACTCGCAATCTAAGTGTAAACATACGAAATCCGGATTTCCCATTATTTGCTGTTTTGCATAATCTCTATACAACTTATAAAACGGGGTATCCGTGGAAGAAGCAGAAGATATATAGAACAACTGGTTTGGAATATTTGTAGCAAAAGTTCTTTGCCGAATCGGATCAATCGACTTTCCGTCAACCTTACCGGTCTTAAAGCTCTTATTAACTATGGCAAAAGCACTGAAGACCTTCATCATTTCTTCCGAAAGCCAGCCACTCTCGTCGAATATAACAGAACCTCTGTAACCTCTCTTCGAGTCTACATTTGAGTTCAGCGTACTTGTTTGAGAACCATTATACAATTGATAATTAAAACCACTTGGGTTGTGAGAAAAGCCATCTCCAGACGCTGCTTTAACCACAACTTCGTCTTTAAAAAGCTTTCCTGTCGAACCTTCAAATGTATCAATGTTATCATTTGCTAATTTTTCAAGAGTGATAAACGTATTCTGTGCCTGATCTCCAGTACCGGAAGCAATATAAGACCATACGTTACAAAACAATGAATCCTTCGCCATTGTCTCCAAGTCAACAATGGTAGATTTACCAATTCCTCGGCTCGCACATATCAGAATAAACTTTGCTATCCAAGTACGTTGTATTGCTAATGCCTGGGCATCAAGTAACTCGATGTTATACATCAAATCAATCCATCTCAATGGATTACACTGGAAATATCTCTGCATTTCTGCAATCGCTAACAAGGATTCAACTTTTTTAGAGGAGAGAGAGTAGTTGATTGGTTTCACAAATACTCCATACTGCTTATAAAAATCTTTGTCGTATGGCAGATCCATGCCTGTTGGAAATATCATCTTATTCGGATTCGTCATCTTCAAACGCCTCCTCTTCATCGTCGGAGTCTAAATCTGCGAAGACAGAATATAAATCTTTTAGATTTATAAGATTCATATCTATTGGAATATCTTGTTCTTCACAATAATCCTTCAAATCAAGATTCTCTTGAAGTAGAATACGGTTAATTTCCTTATACTGGGCTAATTCACGCTGTAGCTCAACTCGCTTTTCTCGAAGTTCTGCAACCATATCAGACCACTCTGATTCATCTAGTGCTAATTGCTTCATGATTGAAGCATCCGATATTTCTTGCACCTGCTGCATACCTCGGCAAGTGGCTATATCAAATCCGTTTACTTGGGCCTCTCGAAGATTCATGTCTTTAATCTTCTTAATCTTACCCGTCCATGTATTTTCACCTTTGATGGAATTTTTACTATTCTTCAAAGATAGGCAACTTTCTGCGGCCAAATCTTTATTCGAAGAAACCATCCTGGATTTGCTTTCTTGGAGCGACTTAATGGTCGCGGCGTTTCTTTCCAGGTTCGGAATATCTTTCATCAGCCCGGCAATAGTGTCATCGATTTTTGAAATCTGCAAAAATGTACGAGCGATAGTAATAGCAGAAGAGGTGCGAATCATATCCTCGTTCTGTTCCTCACTAGAATCTAACAGACCTAATAATTGAGCATATAAAAAAGGCTGGTCAGTAACAGCCTCTTTCTCGAATGGATCATAATCAAGAAGACGAATAACATCTTCTTTGTTTTTTAAATAACTATCGTAAGTGTCTTGGCCTTTGTGTTCGTCTAAAAACTCATCAAGGTTTTCCTTATCGCGTTGTTTACGATATTGGGATTTTTTCTTAATGTGATCCGAATCTTCATAAGTCATACCGTTGTATTGGCCCATCTGAATATTCTTAATGTAGGCAGCCCAAACATTCGACTTGACATTGCCAGAGTTTAAGTTTTCTGTTTCTTGCACACTGGCATCCCAGACAGTTTCAAGATACGGCTTATTCAACAGTTTTAACGCTCTCTGAACAGTCTCCTTTGTTGGCTCTCCATCTTCGCCAACGGCAACCTTGCCAATACACTGTTTACACACATTTACCTTTCCGGTATGGTTGTCCGGATCAGTGCTGACATAAAAATTATCCCCGGCCTTCAACGTGTCGCAAAGAACGCATCGAATTCCAGTATCTATTATTTTTCTAAACTTTTCATTTTCTTCCCTGATGAGAGCAATTGGCTTGCGCCCAGTAGGGGTTCTTTTTTCAGCCATAAAATCACCTATACCTTTTATCTCTTTAATTCCTTCGGACGGATTTGAACCGTCGTCCTTCCACGAATGGATGCTCTACCATACCGAGCTACGAAGGAAACCCTATATCTTATAAGGAGGCCAAATGGCAACTCAGTCCATGAGCTGCTTCTCGGAATTCAGCCCATAAACTGTAGCCTCAATCAATGCGTTCAATTGCTCCTGAGAAATCTTAATTCCCTTCGCTTGCAACTGAGCTTGTACAAATTCGAGAACCATTGTCTTCTTCTTCAGACCGGCACCTTCCTCGGCAGTTATCTGTTCTACATAACGAACAGCGTCGTCAACAACATCAACAATCCATGCATACTCGCTATTGCCAATTTCTCTCCGGATCAACGGAATGAGATAACGGGTAATGAGCATACTGCAAACAATCAATACTAGTTTTAGTAGTTCAAATAATAAATCATCCATAAATCTTGTACCTCCCTTACTTATGGCAAATCGCCAACTCTTCACTAGGGATTATTAGAAAATGTCACAAACCCCAATATATAGGGGTTTCTTTAACTTTGTTCACTATTTGATGTGCCAAAAAATCGCCATTTTTTATCGAAAATTTGTTTGTGAAACAAAAAAAGAGACGAATCAATTACAATTCGTCTCTCGTCGTAATTCGCGTTATACCTTATCGGAACCACACACGTTCTTTGAGAACACCTTCAGCAATGCCTCCGGGTTGACTGTGTATAAGACCTTCATGAGTCTGGCCTTATTTTTATCCAACAAAGTATCAAGCCGATGATTGTTCGTTGTCTGCGGCGAACAAATGAAAGCTCTGTTAACCAGCCACGACATCAATCCAACATATTTACTCGGCATAACCATTCCTTGAATATCCTTAACGAGACTATCAAAGTCCTTCCGGAGCAGGAACAAATCCTGAATATCTGAATCCTCTGATATCATAAAGTTTGAAAAATCAATCGCGTACTCTTGGATCATTTTCTCAATCTTCTTCGACTTTTTGCGATCATCCATCTGATACTTTACAAAAAAGTCCGATACCGGAAGAGTAGGAAGCTCACTATGATATTCCGCAATATTAACTTTGCTTAAATAATTCATAGGACAGGAGAGTGAACGGTTCACTTTATATTCCTTGATGCGTTCTCCGTTTTTAACTCTGGTTATTACCGGCCGGAATGATGGTTTAATTATCTTCCAGAATTCCGGATATTTATTTTCTTTGATATTGGCATCTGCTTTGATGCGCTTAATCTCTTCCGTTAAGTCAACATCAAATTTGCGTTTTGCATTATCAATAGCACATTGAGCCAAAACGCTTAGAATGCTTACGTAATCCTGATATTTTCTGTCGTCAAAATTATAAGAATAACTCAAAATAAGCTGTGCCAAATTGCTAGATTCACCGATTGCCAATTGAGCCGCCGCTAAACTATTGTCGGCAACCGCAAAGTCTTTTAAGGTTGAATCATATATATTCTTTTCTTTTGGAATGTTATTAACAATCGTCGGGAATTTCTCATAACAATATTTTGCATGAGCAACTATACCGCTATGATTTGTCACGAAGCCCGAATCCGAGTCAAAATCGCAGCCATTTGCACGATCTTGCATATCAGTGTGCAATACATTTACGGCAACAATAAGTTTTCCAAATTCAAAATATCTTTGCCAATATGGATGACTTCGATTGTTATGCAAGTACACCATATTTCCCTGAGAATTGTATGGGCTACGCATAAATGCCAGGTATTCTCCGTCTTCAAACCGCTCCGTATAGCACTGGATAGTTCCATCTTCATGTACGAGCGTCGGATCATCCTCAACGTTCTCTCCAACAGAATGGAGCAACATCGCATATGGGCTACCGACGATGGTAAGATTATCTGCATTCTGCAAAATATGTCCGGAACGAATATCTTGCGTGTACTCATAGACAATTCTGTTTTTACGATTCCGGAAATATTCGCACTGTTCAAACGTGTGATCTTGCTCGTAAAGTGCTACCAAAACGTCAAAATCATTAGCAAAATTAGCATTTTTCTTCAGATAATCGATAAAAACGTTCGTATTTTTCTTCATAGACTCAATATATTCAATACTAGGTCTACAAACGTCTGCCATTACCTCTTCAGAAAGTGCATTGACCATCTGATAACTCATACGCTGTACATCTCCGAATTTGCTCGGATGAGCTGTCTTTACGACACCCCACAAACAGCCATTTTTATGCACCCACTCACTCCAATACTCATAAGTAATCCCATCAAATTTGAGCCACTTAATAGCATTATTAGTTGTTATTAACTTGATATTCTTCGCTAGATGTGTGTTCCCCCACATATCGGTCACGACGGCTTCATCATACTTGTCTCCAAAGTAGTCTTTGAAGAATTGTTGGATATTCGTTGCAAATGCTGCACACTTTGTAAAGTGTTGTCTCAAGAGCACGTACCCATTCCCGTAATCCGGGAAAATTGAAAGGTCAATCAACGCCTGGCCATCAAACAGTTCATTCGTAACAGTGTAATTATCCTTTTCAACCGCAACACAATGCTTGTGCTCATCAAGCTCTACACTGATTACCTTGGTAACGAACTCGCTCTTAATATCATTCAGGACCAAAACGTCTTCCGGATTGATTTGGATTCGGTCGATAATTGTACTTGTTACCAGGGAAGAGTAGGCGCCGATCTCAACGATAGGGGCATTCTTCTTCGGTAGCTTAATTCCCATGTATAAAAATTCGCGCGCTTTCTTGTATAGCCCCTGCCGAATAAACATGCACGTTCCCTTTTTAGCCTTACCAGGTGTGCGATATAGCATCACATAATGCACCTTCTTCGATTTGCCGCCTTCTTTAAACACGATGTCAAGGCCATTCACGTAAAACTCTTCTCGGATCTCATCTGCGGACTTCTTAACGAACTTGTCTCGATTATCCTCAGTGAAAGAAGAGAGCTGTTCAAAGTAATCCAGAGCTTCGGAAGAAGTGTCTTCCTTTGTTTTTAGTTTTTCTAAATGCTCCAGTTCTTCATCTGCCGAACGAGAGCCATAATCAAATTCAACACCAATCACATCTCTCGTATATCCATTCTTGCTCACCTTCAATCCGTTCTGTGACAAGAAATCCAAGAACAAACTATTTGTAAGCATTGCGCGGTGATAATGGTAATTATTCCGAGCCCCATTCATCACGGCATAAACAGATCCAGCTTGGTAGTTATAAATATTCAATCCGTATTCACTTATCGCCATTCTGTTACCTCCAAGTCGTCGGTGCTTTTCCGCTTACAACAGCGTTCACAGACTATATCCCCGCCAACATCATAGTAATCATCAAAGTCAAAAAGATTGCCGCCACAATAATCGCATGGGCGAAATGGATTTTTATTCGTTTCCGCTAAATATTTATTCAGCAGAAAGTCATTATGTTTTTGCGCCATGGAATCTACATCGTACATATTAGACCTCCCCTCCGAAATAAAAAGATAGGAGAGTATGGAAAACTAGAAAACTCATACTCTCCGTCACTTGAAGGCCCATAAAAGATTGATTCCGCAAGTCTTGCTAATTCGCATTACTCAGTTGCTTTCGCTCGCCGCTTCACTTGCAAACCAATGAAAAGTGTCCTTCGTGTCATATTTTCTTAACTGGGGTAGCAGGATTCGAACCCGCGAATGTGAGAATCAAAATCTCATGTGTTTCCGCTTCACCATACCCCAATATTGCGATGGATAGTGTAAGAATAAGGAGAACTCACGATTTTTCAGTTACTTTCTAACTAAAAACATTATTCACAGTTCCGCCATCGCAATGTTTTACGAGAGAGTATTTTTATACAACGTTAGGAGATTATAGCTACAAAAGACAATAATTGGTGCGCCTCTCTCGCAAAACGGACTCAGTAGGACTCGAACCTACAACAACTCGGTTAACAGCCGAGTGCTCTACCATTGAGCTATGAGTCCATAGTGGCGGTCGAAAAAATAGGATAACTGCGCGTCAACATGCGCCACCGCCACAATAAAGGATTCTCTCTAAAGTTCACCCGCACCAGTTCACTCATTGTGTTACTCGACTGCCAACGGCTCATCGCTCCCTGCTACATAGTTATGAAAGTCTAATCCCGTGTTATTCTTTCAAAGTTTATTGTTTGTAATAATCCAAAAACGCCTTAAATTTCTCAAGCGCTTTATCTTGATTCTTATTTGGCTTGTCACTCTTTTTGGAGTAGTTCAAATGCTTTTCAAACAAATGAGCCACTTCCTTGCTTGCATTTTTATATCCCTGTTCCAAGCCGTCTCGATAGCCTTTTGCCGGACGAAACTCGTTGATTTTCTCTTTCCCTTCACCTTGGCCACCTGCGGTCTTGTTATATCTCGCCTGATAGCCCCTCTTGGTGCATTCAAGAATCCAATACTTTTCTTTCTCATCAAGCTCGGAAAGAGAGTAACGCTTAAAATGCAACCGCCATCCAAAGGGATTCTCTTCTGAATACCAACCACGCTTTTTAAGGGACAAGTCTATGTGTTGATACCCGGTCATATGAGTCGCCATCCGCGTCAGCAACTTCTTTGCCTGGCCAACATAAAAATACTTAATTCCATCCTCATCCTCGCGAGTTAGGAAGTAGATGCCCGGTCCATCATCAATATCGGGGCATATCTGTTTGATTTGTTCTTTGTATCGCTGTTGTATGGCAAATACTTGCTTGTAATTCTTATAAGCCATATGTATAGCCCCTCCCTTAATTTAGTAATGGATCTTCTTGGGTTCGAACCAAGGACCGCCCGGTTATGAGCCGGGTGCTGCTAACCAGCTGAGCTAAAGATCCATTTGCGAAGCCTACCCACTTCTCCGCTGTGCGAAATCATCATGACAAATACCGTCCAACAACCACCGTGCGGTATCCGCAGAACCAACAGTCCACGGACCGCCTCGCACCCCATTTCAAATCGGCCACTAAAGCAGGCCCTCTCTTTGATAAATCAATTAGATGCCTTTGTCTCGAACAAACTCTCAGCGTTACGCATGGAAGAGTGCAGCCTACACCTGCCGGCATCAGCAACATGAAAGAGAAGTATAACCTCCAAAACAGGAGAGGGATACCAAATTAAAAATCGCGAACCCATATTGTTAGGCCGTTCATTACGCCTCTTTTTTCGTTTTTGAAGCCCTCGTATTCAAGCACATCCATTTCCGAATCATACGAGTCACCGTCCAAAGGTGTAATTTTCTCGCCGTCCCAATCAAAAACTCCGGCGAAAATATCATCGTCTTCATCTTCTAAAACTAAACGAACTTCAACACGATCAAAGCCTTGTCCTTTGAACTGCTCGCAAAATTTCATAGACTACCTCCCAGTACTGCCGAATCCGTTGTCTCCGCGCTCTGTTTCGGCCTCAAAATGGTCAACCTGCACGAAACTCAGGAGCTCCACCTTCTGAAACACAATCTGCGCAATCTTATCACCGGCCTCGAAGATATGCATCTGACCGCCGTGATTAAAAAGCTTGATGCGAACCGAGCCCGTATAACCTGCATCAACAGTTCCATCAGTCGTTATATCATTTTTACACATCAGTCCAGATTTGCTTTTTACAAATCCAACCATACCATCTGGAATTTCAAAATGAACACCAGTATCTATTGTTACTGAGTCATGCGCCCACAAAACAACTCGCTCTGGTGTATATAGATCCGCCCCGGCATCACTCCAATGTGCTCGGGTCGGCATAATTGCGTTTTCGTCAAGAATTACATTCATATACCGTTTCCCTCCATTCCCCTTTTGTGAGAGAAGAGGGCAGCACACCGGCCGCCCAATAGACTAGAGAAAGCGCCAAGGGGAGTTACGCTTTAACTCTATACGTTATGATATACCACTTCGAATTATTCTGCAAGTGATTCTTCTAAAAAATCTTGCGGAATTGCCAAGCCAAGTTCAACCTTCTCGCGCTGCACCTCAGTTAATTTAACCGCGCCATCATTTACCGGATATATGTTTTCCGAATGGAGCAGTTCAATAATCTGCTCTGCCTCGGCAGAAGACAAGTCGATCAAGCCTTGCTTGTAAAGATAGTATTTTCTCAGTTCGACACTGTCTGTTTCTGCGCATTTCTGAAGAACGAATGTATTCTTCTTGTTATATTCATTGCTCTGGTTGTATTTTTCACACTCAGAACGCAGACTCCTTATTTCGGCGCGATTATATCTACCAGGATTCTTAATAAACCAGTTGTACTTCACGGAAATTGATCTATTATCCGTTTTATCTGCAAGACCAAGCGTGTCAGCATATGCGTCAATATGTGCTTTATTTTTCTTAAGCCCATATAAATTATTGTATTTAGCACTTTTTGAAGGAACATAGCCTCCGTGTACAAAATATAGTATTCCAATTTCTTCAAGCTGTTTATTATATCGAATAACCGTGCTTTCGGATATTTTTTCTTTTTCAGCAAAATAGCTAATCGGCATATACCCAACAACTTTCTTTTTTCCGCGCACCTCTTTATCTTTGCTCATACTCCTTATAACCTGGTATAAATGCTCAAGTAATGCGGCTTTGTTATTGACCTTTGTTTTCATAAGTAATTCAAAATATTCACAATCCAATAATTCATAATTATCCTTTTGCTCAAAAGCATCTTTTTTGAACTTGAAACAATTTGTCGCCAGTCTTTCACAAGAAGAACAAGATTTTAATTCTCGTCTAATGGAATTAATTTGCTCCTTTGTAGCCGTGTTCCCGTAAATATAGTAAGCCAAAAGTTCCGGAGTTAATAAAATCTCGTCAAATGGTGAATAGCGGCATAAATACTGGGCTTGCATGGTCACTACCGTTCTTTTGGAATAATCTGCAGAGCTCATAATTAACGTCTTTATCATTATTTCAACCTCCCTAATGAAATAAAAAATCAAAAAACTGAATGGTCACTACCTCAAAATTTCAAAAAAGTGACAGACCTATAAACATTAAGACTTAAAATAAACATTAAGACTTAAAGTAATGTCGACCATCAATTCTCTTTCTTTATTTTTCGTTAATTCTAATCTTTAAGTTTTTGGTTGTCAATAATTCAACTCTAGTTGTTAGTGTAAGGTTAAGTTATAAGCTGAAGTGCTAGAAGTAGAGTGTGTATTTCCTCCAGTATTAGTATATCCGGTAGTGTAGGTAGAGGAGTATTGAATTACTATCTCCTTTATTGTTTATAGGCTCGGTTTTTGCTGCGCAATAAACCTTCGCTTTTTTATTCTTTTTCGCGTGCGCTCAAAGAATAAAAGATATAGGGAGAGGTGTTGTGTGAGGATCAGTTATTGAGTGAGTAGGAGTTGTATTTAATATAGCTTCGTATTTGCCTTGTTAATGGCCTCAAAATGTGTTTTGCGAGGAAGTATACCCGCATCGAACTAGAGTTGCTTTAAAGTGGCAAATTCGATGTCTTACGGGTATTTAATTTTTTAGGTTTATTTGGTGTGGTGTGGATTGTAAACCGCCATAGTTAAATGGGTTTACGATGATAGGAGCGATAGGAATATTTATACATAATTTATGCATAATTATGACAAATGCGGTGTTGATCTCGAAATTTCTGGTTAGTGTGTGGAGTAACTAGCCATTAGCCTGGAGTGAAAAGAATCCAGTATTTTCGCTAAAAACAGCCCCCGGTATTCCTCCTCAAAACTTCCAAGAATTACACTTCTTGCAAACATTTTGGTGCCGTGTTATTGTGGCTATGCCACCGAGGCACGGTGGTCGACGGTAGTCGTAACACACAACACAGAAAGTTGAGGTAAATAGTTATGTTGAAGTTTGAAGAAGTTAACAGTGTAGTAAAAGACAATGAGGTATCTATTAACGGTCATGTAATCGGCAAGGTTACTGATGAAGAGGCAAAGTATATTATCTCTCTCATCCAAGGCAAGGCTACTCCTACCAAGCCGGTTGCTACTGCTCCTGCTCAAAAGACCTACAAAGACGTCAAAACTGCCTACAAGATTCAGAAGGTGGATAAGTTATACAGGATTTATGACGACACCTACTCCAAGTGCTATGCTCACCGCATTGCTAATGCTCACATCAAGGCTTTGCCTAACGTTATCACCGCTGAAGTTCCTAACTCCAAGGGCGGAACATACAAGATTTGGGGCTTTAAGACAAAAGCCGCCGCTGAAAAGGCACTTGCTACTTTGCCGGAAAAAATCACTGCAAAAGAGCAGGAGCTTATGGCTGCAAAGTCCAAGAGGGATTAACTTCCTCTTCAGCAGGCTTGGAGCATTGAGAGGGTTCGATTCCCTCTCCTGTTTTTTTGGGTTTTCGGTATATCCACAAACCGACTTCTTACGTCACGTTATGTGACGTCATTTTTTAATCCAGTATGAAAAGATAATCATGATAGGCCGTAGAGGAACGTGAAGTCACCTCAAAGTAGATAGTGGCTATTACCGGATCAAAAGATAGCGTTGCTTTCCCATTCGCAATACGTTGTGTTCTCGACAACGAGGAGCGGTGGCATAAGGTTTCGTTATCTCTTGGTGCGATGCCATAAGGTGCGAGGTGGTAGATATATCCGTTCAGGGCTGACAAGCGGTTGATGACCGACAGGGTAGCGGTAAACCCGATGGATAGTTGAGTGAGTAAATCCGATAAATCAAGCCGTCCTGTATAAATATGCAGTGCCTAGGGTTTTGGCACTTGCATTAAAGCGACCATATTCCACTATGCAGTGACCGAGGGAGCGACAAGCCCTTTGCCACTTTGTAGCCGGAGCAATGTGGTTGTAGCGTAGTCGTAGGCGGTGCAACTCCGTCTGTACACGAGCTTGTACTCAGTAATGGGTGCATGAATGGCGAGATGTCAGCGACGAGGTTCGACCAGTACAATCCCTGGCGTTAAAAGTCCTATATTTATTGGCTACGAGGTTGGCTGTGGTGCGATGTAACGTCGCATATTGGTGGCTTAACCATCATTAACACTCAGGTTCGACTCCTGACGTAGCCTTGCAACAATATATGCAGTATGAAAGGTGGTGAATAATTATGCGTGATGCAGATTATGGCGAGATTTTGGCAGCTTATGAAGATTGGAAGGAGAGCAGGTGAGATAATATGACACTAGGAAAGAACAAGGACGGCGGAGTATATGAAGTCTGCCAGAATAAGAATGGTGAGTGGCTGATGATACTCACGTATGAGCCGGACGTGATTGGCACGATTTTCGGGCCATTTGCGACGGAAGACGACGCAATCCAGGCTTGCATTGCGGACGGAATGGAAATGGACGACAACACTGTCTATCTATCCTACGACTATGGGTGCGGAGAAACTATTCACCCACTCGCAATAGGTATAAGCCGTGCCGCGGCTCGCTCTATCAAGCGACACTATGACCGGATTATCAACCGGAAACGACTTTGGAGTGACTGCCGGCAGACCGGTCTGTCCGTGGGAGTTGTGAGCCGTGTTTGGTGCACGAATCATGCGGATTTTGAAAAGCAAACAGAGGATTTATTAGGATATGTGAGGTGATAAAATGATGGGATTATTTATGGCACTGTATATGAATGTCAGTGTGGAGATGACAGAGGTGACTTATAAGACGGGAGATGTTACGCAGATTACAACGGAAGACGGTCATGATTTCATACTCTATTACAGAGATGACTTGGAAATTGGCGACAAGGTGGCAGTGGCATTTAACACCTATGGAACCGAAGAACGTATTGATGATGAGATTATAACGCTTAAGGAAGTGGAGGAATAATAGAGATGGCTTGGGGACTGCTAATGATGTTACTAGGAATGTCTATGTTGGAAAGCGATGGCGTGTGGTTTTACATTGCCGTCGCTATTTTTATTGCCGGAGCAGGTCTGACAATGTTCTGCAATAATCGGTGCCGCAAATGATTGAAGTTAAACCATGCGGATATCCTGTGCCGACGGGATACATGGGGCAAAACAGGCAAGGGAAGTGGCAAGAATACGCCACGGAAAGCGAGTATAGAGAAGAATTCGAGGAAGTGCTTAGAAAGGAGCAAGAGAAATATGATAACAGTAAGTGAATTGGCGGAATTATCAACAGAGCCTATCGTTATTCGTGAGAATATGGAAGATAGTGGAGATGCAAAGTATATCATTAAGTGCTACGAGTATTCAGAATCAACCGGTCAGATGACACCAAAGGATATTCCGGAGAATTTGAGAAAAAGAGAAGTTGAATATTTTTATCCAGTTAATTCTGATGAAGATTATGACTACATTGTAATTGAAGTAGTTATTAACACGATGAATGCTATGTTTAAAGGGGGTGATGTAGTGGGATAAGAAAAGAATTGTTTTTTGACTATCGTAACAAATAAAGTTAAATTAAGCAAGTACAGAAAGGGAAATTATTATGAAGATTGAAAAGATTATTAGTGATGTAGAGGCAATGGGTTATGAGGCACAGGAGCACACTGTGGATAAGGGAAATGGCATCATTTTGAATGCAATTGTGGTAAGGAAACCAGGCAAAAATCTTGGTGCCAATGTTTACTACACGACCGATGAGAGCAACGAGGAGATTATGAAGAAGATTGAGATGGCGATTCCGCAGTTGGAGCCGGATTTTGAAGTGGAAACTGAGAAGTTAGGCGATTGGGAGTATGCGAAGAACAGACTCACTGTCCGTTTGTATTCTCAGCCGCCAGCTGGAGTTGTAGCACGTAGGGTAATTTGTGACTTGTTTGCAGTGCCGGCATTGATTATAAGAAGTGAGGGAGAAGAAGTTGCGACAGCTAATGTTACGGAAGGCATTCTGGAACAGTACGGAGTGACCGAGGACGAGCTGTATAAAGCCGCTCTGGAATCCGCAAAGGAAATCACTCCTGTGATTTGCAAGTCCATGTATGAAACCATGGTGGAGATGATGGGCGAAGAAGCGAAGATGTTTATTCCTGTGGATGATAATGATGATAAGATGTACGTTTTGAGCAACAAGCAGAAAATCAATGGTGCGTCTGCAATCCTCTATGCAGAGAATCTGCCGTTTAAGGACTTCTATATGTTGCCAAGTTCAAGACATGAAGTATTGCTCGTAAGTATAGAATGTGGAATGAGCGAAAGTAGCTTGTCCGCTATGGTTAAGGAAGTTAACGCAACGGAAGTGAAACCTGAAGATCGACTGAGCGACAACGCTTATTGCTACAAGGATGGCGAATGGTTCATCGTTGGATAACCGGAATTGAATATAGCAACGGAAAGGGGCGAGCCAACTACACTCGCCCTTTTTTATTGCGGAAAGAGAGGTGGCTACATGAAGTGTATAGTAGCAGAGATTTTCAGGAGCAATCTTGGTGATTGTTCTAATGGTGGGCTGAGTAGCAAGACAAGCGAGGTTTACGTGCCTTGTCCTACCGGTTCTTATGATATTGCAAAGGACAATCCGAAGTTAGTAAAGCTTGTCACCCGTGATTTAGGATTTGGTTCATTTACTCATGCGGAACCGGTAAAGGAAGTGCCGAGTGGACACGTCGGATACATGATGGGCGGAACGTTTATCTATTCTTCAGATTCTCGGTTTCCGTCGAAGTATCCGATTCCGTTGCATGATAGAACGGAATCGCAGGAATTTTACAACAGTATGGATTAACGGAGGTAAGAGAAATGAGTGCATATGTTGTTGACGACAAGACAATCAGTGCCTTGGCAAAGGCATTTATTGATTATGGAGTTGATTTCAAGGCAGAGGACTTCACAATGCCAAGTATCTGTGGAGTTATCTTTAACGATGACGAAATGAAACAGGCTGTCGGAGAGCGGTTGCTTAAGGCAAATTATGATTCGGTTAATTACCTGTATGGCGAAGATGATGCACCTCGTGAGTACAAGTATGAGGATGTGGAGATTAACGAGGGAATTGTACTTGGCTGCTTAGATTGCTTCAATTATCAAACTTGCGAGGTTGATAGATGGGAAGAGTCCTTACTTTATGGTTCTTTGGAAGCGTTAAGAGGCAAACTGCTCGAACGTCTTATTAAGCGTGCCGGATACAAAGTGCCGTGGGGATATGACGGGCATGACACTTTCGAATTCAAATGATATTAAGAAGTGAGGTGATACTATGTGGAAAATCAAAGGGAAATATGCAGACTCTCCGTATTGGGAAGAAGTAGATTCTTTTGATACAGAAAAAGAGGCAAGAGAGATGCTGGCGGAGTACCGCATGGCATTTGGAAGTGGTTGGTTGCTCAAGGTAGTGAAAGGCGGGTGAAATCATGTTAGGTGAATATATCGAAGCATACAAAGAGGCCATGGAACGAGGTGACGCAAAGGAAATGCGTCGAATCGAGAAAGAACTTGCGAGTCTTGGCATGGATTATGAAACATTGATGGTAGTAGTAACGGAGGGTTAGTTATGAGTGATGCGTTGATAACAAAATTCTACAAGGATTCTGACGGCGACTTACGGAAGTTTGAAATCTTCAGAGATGATGAGCCGTGGAATCCGAGAACGGAAGATGATGGCAATGTTGGCCATCTGCATTTGAGGTGGAACGGGTATTCACTTGGCGATAATCAAGGGAAAAACGACTTGGATGAAACGCTTGAAGAACTTGCCGCAAAGTATGTCGGCGGTTCATTGGATATTGATTGGAGCGAGGTTCCGAATAACGAAATCATAGTTGGATTGCAAACAAAGGCAACGGATTCTATCTGTATTATGCTTTGCTTTATCTACGAGCATGGCGGCATGACCATCTCCTACGACAACGGAACCTACCCATACAATGATCGTTTTGATTCCGGCTGTGCCGGATTTATCTACACCACAAGAGATGACTTCGAGCGAGTTGGTTTGGAGTGGAGCATCGAGCAAGCGAGAGCAAGTTTGCAAGGCGAGATTGAAGCCTACGATATGTATTTGCAAGGCGAGGTGTACGGCTTTGTAGATGAAAACGGAGATTCCTGTTGGGGATTTTACTCCAAGAAGTATGGAGATGAACTCTTTGAAGAGATTGCTCGTGAGTCCTGCCACGACTTCGACGATACCAGATGGTATAAGGAAAGCGAAGTCGAGGAGAAGACAACGGTGATTGTGGAGCGAACGCTTAAGGAAGAGTCGGGTAGTGCTGAATCTTACGAAGACAAGGCTCTGCGTTATGCAGAACATTATGGAGTGATTGAATATCACGTCAAAGGGAACAAGATGATTTACTATATGTCATACCCTCTCGAACGAGCAACAATCAAAGTCGTTGTAAACCTTGACGCGATGGAAGAAGATGAGCGGATTCGACTTAAGGGTTATTATCCGTCTTATAGTTCTCTTATCGGCGGTAGATATACGGCGAATTATCCAGGATAAGGAGATGATTATATGTTTTTGAATTACGGAGATGTGAATTTTTTCGAATATGGCAGACTCGTAGAACAAGTGAATGCCCATGAGTTTAATATTCTGATGTGTAATCCGTATCCTGACAAAGAGGATACTTATCAGTTCGCAGAATGCAGTGTGGATATTGAAGACAGTTGGATTGATAAGGCAAACGTAATGGCATATTGCGGTCTTGATTCCAAGAACTATGATGCGACGGAGTATGCTCTTGGCTGCCTCGAATACTACGGAGCCGAGAATTTTGGCGGTATATCTTACGCTTATGATTTCCGAAATATGGACAAAGAGTCTATTAAGGAAATTTTGAAGCATAGACAGATTGCAAGCGATAATTTGAATGTGGAATGGTAGGTGATGGTATGAAGTTAGTTAAGATTTTGCAGAACGGAAACCGGTTCTTGATGGCACGAGTTGTCGAGCAGGGTGACGGCGTAATCAAGATGGGATTTGAACCAGGAGATACATACGAATTAGTCGTGTGTAAGAATTTTGATCGAACTGAACCGGATGGTCAGCAGTGGGATTACGGAAAGTATTATCGTCCCACGGAGTTGCAGAGTGCGGTGGATAATTTGTTTGAGAGAGCTGTTGGCCACGAGCGGTTAAGCGAACTGGCGACCAAGTTCAAGGATGGACTCATGCAGGACGGAGATGCGTCCTATGCTATGGAGTATTTTGAAGGAGAGTGTGAGATGACCGAATCCGAGATGGAGTGGTTCGGCATTACAGAAAGTGAGGAAGAGTAATGGAAGTAATTAAGAGAACAAGAGAAGTTGAAGAAGTTATTGCTTATGAGGCTGCTGATGGAACGCGTTTTTCATCGGCTGAAGAGTGCGAGAAGTATGAACAGTCTGCTCAGTTGGCTATTTACAATGGATTTATTGGGTTGTCCGTAGACGGCAAGCCATTTGTCGAAACCGCAATTTGGGACGCTTATGGCTACGGTTCTGAAGAGTGGGAGATGTTGGTAATCGAAATTAAAAATGAAAATGATTTAAAGGTTGCGAATATGTTTGCTGAAATGCAGGAAACTAATGCGGATTACACAAATCGATTCACTTCGGACCATATTGGCAAGCGACTTCTCGTTTCAATCGGAAGTCAGTATGAGTCACGTTGTTATATTTGGGGAACAGAGGAAGACGTTGTTGAAGGATTCAAGAAGAATATTGCTCCGTTCTTCCATCCGAAGAAAGAGGGTGAGAATAATGAGTGATGAAGCAAAGAGAACCTATGATGCAATCGAAGAGGCGTTACTTGAGAAGTACCACGACGATACAAGCGTTGGTTGCTACGTTGGTGGGGAGTGGTTCAGCATTGATGACGTACTTGATGTGGTACGTGATGTATTAAGAGGTAGGTGATAATATGGGCGACTTTGATGTTAAGCCGGCACTTAACGGAAGAGTATTACCAATTGACGAACTGTATGAATATTGTGTTAAGCACTCGGAAGTTCGTCACTGGCAGGGCGATATGTTCGTAAAGAGAAACAATGTAGTAGCGGAGATTTTTGAGCCATGTGTTCAGCATGGAGATGTCGGTGTTTATAAGGATTGGTATGTTGTGTATAACAGTTTCGCTCCTTGGTATGCAAATATCAAGGAAAACATTCGTATGTCGCATTATAGATATGAGGCTATGATGGACGGAACTTATTATAAAGAAATCGAGGTGTAATATGAATGGGTTTAGTATTTGGAATTCTTCTGATAATTGCATTCACGAGGAAACCGGATTCGACGTGGAGTACACACAGGCTTTGTACGATGACATTCTGAGCTGGTTTAATAGCAACTGTGAGCAATGCAAGGCAGATGGAGTTGAGCCTTATGATGCAGAGGATTTACTTGTGAAGATTTATGTCGATGACGAGGAAGAAGAGCTCACTATGGACGAGTTGCTTTAGAGAGGTGGTGAATGAATGGAACTTATAAAATTCAAAGACCTGTCAGAGTCCATGCAGTATTTATTTGACAACTCCGACCACAGTATTACTTGTTATCACAAGTTTGCAACGGATGACAAAGGGAATGTTTGGGCTATCGTATTAGGTTGGCAGGATGGATTTGAGAACGCAGATGGTTCTACTGAGCGTGTCTGCGGCAAGGTAGCGTATCAACCTAGCAATTCAGCAATGCAAGAATATGACATTGATTGGACAATGCCGTATGACGATGGAACAAGCGAGGTAGATGATACAGAAGTTGAGATTAAAGGAAAGGAGGATTTGCAATGGTTAATCCAAGAGGCAGAAAGATGCTATACATCTTACGTTGCCGTAGGTAGCGAAGAGTAGTAAAATGAAACACAATAAACAAAGTTAAAGAGGTGATGATATGTGGCACGTGGAACTTGAAAATGACGTCGGCGATGTAATTGCAAGCGCCGATGTTGATGTTTGTGAGTTGGCACTTGAAGATGTTGCAAATCTAAATTGGTCACTTAGTAGTGGCGACAAGATTACAGTTGAAGAAGTAGAAGACTAAGGAGGAACTTATTATGGCAAAGGAAATTAGTTATGAGGTAAAGAAAGAGATTGGAACCATTAAGGAAGATGAGAAGTACCCAATGTTGCTTCGGGTAGTTAGTTGGAATGGTCGAGATGCCAAAATTGATATTCGTAATTATACAATCGAGGAAGAGAAAGAAAAGCCAGGCAAGGGAATTTGCTTATCTAATGATGAGGCTAAGGTTCTTGTTGATCTACTCAATGAATATCTTAATGACTCCGGAGAAGATGATGATTTTTAATGATGCAATGATTAAAATTAAACTGTGATGTGGTTGCATGAATAAAGCATGACTGGAGGTTTTATGAGAACAATTAGTTGCAATGTCGGAGAAGAAAATTATAATTATCAAAACCTAAAAATGACCATAATTGAATGTTGTAGTTATAATGATATAACTGTGGCATTTGAAAATGGCTGTATAAGAAAGCATATGAATTATGGTCGATTTAAGGAAGGGAAAATTAAAAATTATATGATACCAACAGTATTGGATGTTGGTATTGTTGGTGATGTAAAAACAAGAATTGACGGAAAACATATAAAAGAATATCGCACATGGATAAATATTTTAAGAAGATGTTATGATAAAAATTTTCTTGAAAAAAGTCCGACTTATAATGGATGTACCGTGGACGAACAATGGAAATATTTCCAGAACTTTTATAATTGGTGTCATAATCAAGAAAATTGGAATGTTGTTGAAAATAATCAAAATATATTTCATCTTGATAAAGACATTATAAAAAAGGGTAATAAGATTTATTCTCCTGATGTTTGTTGTTTTGTTCCTCAATCGATAAACTGTTTATTCACAAAAAATAACAAAAAAAGAGGCAGATTACCAATTGGGGTAACGCGTTTACCTAATGGCAGGTATCGTTCGCAAAAAGAATCTGGGCTACTATTTAATTTAGGTTGTTCTCATGTTGTTGACACTCCAGAAAAGGCATTTGAGATATATAAAATAGAAAAAGAGGAAACGATAAAAATCGTAGCAAAAAGAGAATATGCTTTAGGTAATATAACCGAAAAATGTTATAACGCTATGATGAATTATCAAGTAGAAATAACTGATTAAGGAGAGTTGAGATATGAAAGTACAAAAATGTTATGGAATTGTGGCTGACCATGGTGAAAAAGTATTAAAACTCTGCATTGTTAAGAACGAGGGCCTAGCCCTCGTTTCTTACAAAGATGGAATGAGTATTGGATTTAAGAATTTTACAAGAGAAGAGGCAAAGATATTAAAAAGATTACTCGAAGAACATCTTGATTACAGGACGCAGAGTCCACTTAAAGAATCGAAATTAAACAAGCAAGAGATGTCAGATACTGTGCGAAAATTAACTACTATGTCGTCAAGTGACCCGGAATACATAGAGTGTTTTCGTAATGCAAAGCCGGAAGAAATTGATATGGCTATCAAGATTATGAACGGCAAGAAGAAGGCGGCGAAGACCGTTGCTAAGGCTGAAACAAAGGGCAAGAGAGGTCGCAAGGCAAAGGAATCTAAGCCTGTTGAAAAGAAAGCAGACGTGATTCAATTCCCGAAGCCGAAGCCGGAGTTGGAACACAAACTTGTTACTGAGGGCAACGCGACTTATGAAGAGTGCGAAGCCAAGATTAATAAGGAACGTGAGATGTTCAAGGATTCTGATAGTGAGTATGTATTTGTCGGACTTCTTGAACTCGCAAAGGTAGACGCAGACTTCCGCAACAACTTAATGCGTGAGGATAAGTCATTTACCGGAGCCATGGAATACATGATGAAGCAAGTTCAAGCTGGCTATGGCTATAAGAAAGGTCAGATGGGATGGTGCGACAAGGACTTGGGACTTGGATTCGCCATTGATTATTACAACACTGATGAAAACGCCAAGTCAAAGAGCGAGACCACTAAGGTTGAAACCGAGGAAGAAGGTGAGGAAGAATGATTACCAAGCAGGATAAACGAATAAGCGAAATCATTGATAGCAAGGAATTTAAGTCAATCCGCCCAATCAATGCTACCACAAGAGAAAAAATCCGCAAACGTCATTCTCGATATATGTTCTTCTACAACAAAGACGCAATTCATGGCACTTGTGAAAGATGCGGCGGAAATGTGTCTTATTCCGAAAAAACTAGACACAGGGCAAAGGTGTGGTGTCCACATTGCGATAGCGAGATGGAAGTTATGCACACTTGGAGAAGGCCGGGCGGTTGTGATTATACAATTGAATGGGATATGGACGTTAAGGCAATTAGTAACGAAGTATTTGTTATTCGTTACATTATGACACACCAATTCAAGAGCTGGGAAATGAATATTGGCGAAGTTGCAAGGGAAGTGTTTGACTTTAAGACCGCAAAGAGATATAAGCTCTCAACTCATGTTGTAAACAATGGACGTGGCAAGTTTGAAGAAATTTGGCACACAGCAAATGACTACTTTGTCGAGTTCAATATGTATGTACAAAGGAGAGATTATTGTCAGAATGCAGAACCGGTATATACAGAAAACAAACTGTTTCGAGAACTCAGCAAAATCGACGCTCTTGATTACTATGATTGGAAGTCAAAGATTGGCACATTTTACTTGTTGAGCGACGACATAAATGGATTGTTGTCCGCTCCGCTGTATGAAAAGATGGAAAAGGTTGGACTTGAAGAATTAGCAAAGGCAGACTTTGGTTATAGTCGGATTAGTTGGAATCCAAAAGAAACATCAATTGTTAGAATGTTGCGACTCGATAAAAAGCATTATAACTTATTCATGGAGCAGCCGAGCATAACGGCACTTGGTTTTCTTCAGATGTATCGCAAGATTCCGGAGGCGGATTACAGATGGGTTCGTGATAATGACGAGTTTGATTCATATCGGTGTCTTCGTATGCTTGGATTAAAGCATCCTATTACAGCAATAAAATACATGGAGCGTAATAAAGTACGCAACTATGATTATTTTGATTATCTCGACTTGGTAAAGAATAAACTTAAGTATGATATGAATGATAAATATTATATCTATCCAAAGGATTTGTATAAAGCAAAGGAAAACGGAAGAAGAGAATATCAGATTAAGTTAGAGAATGAGAAGAGAGAAATCATGAATAAGAAAAACGAAAAAATTAAGGCAATTTCTGATGCACTTAGAAAAATGCCTAATTTAAAAGAGTTCTTAGATGGCTCTCGCGGATTTCTTGTTTGCGTGCCGGAAACAGGAGATGAGTTCATTGAAGAGGGTCGCTTACAACACAACTGCGTTGCACAATATATTGATCGTGTCGCAGAAAAGAAAACATTGGTGTTCTTTATCCGCAAACTTGATTGTCCGGATGCTCCATTTATTACGATGGAATATCGCAATGGAGATGTTATTCAGGCTAGATATGGCGGAAGTGGTCAGCCGTCTGTTTATGATGAAGAAGTTAGAGATGATAATATTATCAGTTTCGTAGATGCTTTTGCCGAAGCTCTTCGTAAGGACAAAGTTATGATTGCATAAGAGGGGTAAACATATGGAATTTGTAACAAGAGATGGTCAGAAGTTAAATGGAATCCGAGGTTATAAGGGATTAACGACTGACAATAAGGCAATTTTGGGTAAGCCATTCCAGTACGAACAAGGAAAAATATTTGAAGAAGATTGCAAGCCACGGTTTAAACATTGTGGCTTTCATTTTTGTCTCTGTTTAGAAGACGTAAGACGATTCGTTGGTAGTGCTGGAAAGATTGTTGAGGTTTACGCTCTTGGTGAGGTAGAGGGTAATTCAATAGAATATTGCACCAATAAGATTTATATCGGAGAGGAGGTAAAAAATGAGTAAGTGGAAAGTAACCGGTTGTAGAACGCAGAGAGTGTTCTGTTATGTCGAAGCCGACAATGAAGATGAGGCGTTGGAAAAGGCTGAGGAGCAAAGTGGTGACGATGTAACTACTTGGCAAGTAGATGAAGAGTCTGATGAAATGAATGAGCAGCCGCCAGAAATTTGGGATGCAGAGGAGGTGTAGCGATGGTTACATTTAGAATTAAAAACAGGTACAGCTTCATAGATTGGTTTACCGGCGGTCAAGCGATGTATGAAGTCGTTAAGAACGATGGAGATATGGTTGTATTCCGAGTTAAAAGCAATGAGGTTGATGGCGTTCATGTCAGAACAGAACGATATCCAATCAACCACAATACGGAAACTGAGTATGTGGTGCTTTACAAGTACAAAGGGCACAAGGCGATAATAACTGCGAAAGATACAATCAAGGCCAAAGAACAGGATGTAGAACAGTGGATGGAAGAATGTATTAAAAAATATTCATAACGACTAGACTTAAAGAAAGGAAGTGGTAAAATGGAAATCATAACAACCACAAATTCGAAGTTGGGTGGCAAAATCGCCCAGGTAAATATGCCTTATGGAATTACCTGCAGAGAGGATGCTCCGTGTAAGAGTGGTTGCTATTGTGCCAAGGGGAATATGGCTTATCCAAAAGTAAAAGAATCCCATATGAGTAAGTACAAATTGTATAAGAAAAATCCGAAAGCGTTCTTCAATATTATCAGCGCGGAACTCGATATGATTCCGTTCAGGTATTTTCGATGGCATTCTAGTGGCGACATACCAGATATTAAGTATCTCGACTTGATGTGTAAATTAGCACGAAAGCATAAGGAAACAAAGTTCCTCTGCTACACCAAGAAGTTCGAGATGGTTAATGCCTACTTTAGTAGCCACAGAAAGCCGAGCAATCTCGTGATTGTGCTGTCAAATTGGGGCGATTGGCGAGTTGATAATCCCCTTGGATTTCCGGAATCTTATGTAGACTTTGGGAATAATAATATCCCCGAAGATGCTTATAGGTGTAGCGGGAATTGTGGCAACTGCCAAGATATTTACTGTTGGAATATGAAGAAAGGAAACAGTGTTTGCTTTAAGAAACACTAGGTGAAGCTATGTTTATTGTTGTGAATATAGGAGATGTTGTCGGTTATTCTGATTGCGGTTACTTCTTCAACAAAAATAAAACTGGAATCAGAGATAATGCACTTAGAACTGTGGAAAGTGATTGCAGCATTGAGTTCGAGAATGATATGGATCTGATTTGTATTACATATGAAAACAGCGATAATAGTCAAGAATTTGATGTGTTTGAGAATCACGAGGTTTCTGATGATTGGAAATGTTTACTGATTGATTGGCATTGCTTTGATGGAATTGAATCCACTGTGCGAGAGTTTGATTCAGCCATCGAAGCAAAGGAAAAGATGGAACTGGAAGTTGCCGAACTTGGCGGTGAAATCGAACTCAAGAGCGACAACAAGATAGTTGTTGATGCCGGCAATGAATGGGTTGGTTGGCGAATACTTACAAGAGAAGAGGTGGAATAATGAAGTACAAAGTATATTCAAGAAGGGAGTGGGAACGACTGTTAATTGACAACGGATACCGATTTATGAATCGTGCCAATACGTCGCATCAGATTTGGAAGAACGACAAGAAGAATGACACGATTATGTTTCCGAAGTCAATAAATCCAATGATTTGTAGAAGAACAATTAAAGAACATAAACTAAAGGAGGCGGAGTGATGAGAGTCTATTATGAGTGTTATTACGACGGTAATGAGTGCGATAAAGTAGCTCCGAAACTTGATAAAACAACCATTATTGAACCTGAGAAAGACAATCTTTCTTTATATGGTTGGAAGGTATGTACGGAATGTGAAAGAAATCACAGTATTGGTAGTTGTTTTGGAAGGTTATGTTTCGGAAAGTAGGTGAGTGATATGCCAGACAAAAAGAGATGTGAATATCTGTCCAACTGGATGGATAAGTTAAATGAGGATGATGTCAACTTTATTATGTGGCGGTTGGCAGATGAGTACCAAGCAAAGTTAAATAACGAATTGGATTCGAAACGAATTGATACCGTTGATAAGTTTTATGCGGCGGATTGCCAGAAGAGAATTGCTGAAGGACTTAGGATGCTGCATGAAATTTTAGGATTTGAATGGTAGGTGATTAGATGATGATGCTGGAAATAAAAGATGATGCAACGAACAGAGACATTTTGCAAGAGATATTTCCGAACGTAGAAATAGAAACACACATTGATTCAATTTTAGGCGTTGCAAGCGGATTTGATGTGAAAGTTTATATTGGACAAAAAACATATTTTAGTTTTTGGGTGCCTAGTAAATGGTTAAATGCAAAGTATGAACGCAGTAAAAGACCATTCTACGCAGATGAATGGAATTAAAGGTGGTGATTGGACCGTGTTTGATTTTGAGAAGATGTTCATTACGGATCAAGAGAAGATGTATGACTTCAAGAAACTTAGCAGAACAGAATTTCTTGAATCGTATTCTTATCTTACAGAAGAAGAGTATGACGAAACTGCAAGATATGTAGATTGGTTAATGAAAGGATGAGTGTAGATGAAGTCTTATAAAGTAATGGTTAAAGCAGGTGAGTATTATCACGTTGTTGTTGAAGCAAATAGCCCGGAAGATGCGATGGAAATCGCAGGAGAGATTGAAGTTTGTGATATGAAAATGGAGTCAATTGATCCGTATTTTGTGGAGCCGTATGCGGCAGAAGAGGTATAGGAGGGAAAGCAGAAGATGAAGAATTAAGAACCGGAGGAACAAACATGGAATATGAAACATGGTTGGTTGCAGAAACAGGCGAACCTATTAACAAGGCAAGTGCTTTTACAGAGAAAGAGATGGATGAAATTCTGGAAGAACATCCTGAATACACATTAAGAGCAATTCCAAGTAGTTGTGGTTCAGCACTTGATTATGCAGAGAAGCATTTTGGTTGGTGAAGGAGGAACAGGATAATGAAAATTAAGAATTGTCCGTTTTGTGGCGGAGAGGCTAATTATTATATGTTTAATGGAACTTTCGGTTATACGGATAATGAGCACGTTATTATCTGTAAAACTTGTAATCTTACTATGGGAGATAGCAGTGAAATATCTATGTTCGGTGGAGAAACTGAAGAGTTTTGTAAGCAAGCATCCGATAGACTGATTAAACGCTGGAATACAAGAGTTTAGGAGGTGATGATATAAAATATTGGAACAAAATTGTTAAGTACTTTGAGAAGTGCGACATGGTGTTTTATGGATTGTTCGACCATAAATTCTCCCCAGATATCGAATCACAGAAAAGAGTTTATGTTACGGACGGACGCATCCTGTTTTACTTCTCTCCGGAAATCTACGATATGGAATTTGCGACAGAAATGAGCAAGGTATTTGTAAGACTCGATGAGAAAAACAATGGGTTTAAGTATCAAAGGAATGGTAAAAATCCGGAGATTAAGCCGGACGACTTTTCATCAACAGTGAAAACTACGATAGATGACGTATCTAACTATGGTAATTGCTACAAGACTTCTATGATGTTTAATCCTCTGGAAAGTGGTGTACTTGCGGTATTTAAGTCTTCGAGCGATTTGATTGCGGTAAATATTTTATATCAAGAACTTGCGGAGAACATGAGCTTCTATCCGGAATGCATACTTACCGGGGATAAACGCAATAAGCCAATTCATTATAGTTGGTACGGCCAGGGAGTAATTATCCTTCCGGTATATTTTGATGTAAAAGCGACTGCCGAAAGTATTTTGGAGGTGTAAATATGGATAAAGTGGAAACAATGACAATGTTGGAACGCTTTTTTGGTGAGTGTCTGCGGTATTGGGAGCGCGCACTTAAGGTTGATAGTGACACTTCCAATGAGGCATATAAGCACGCAATCGAAGACATTCCGCATCATTGTCCGTACTCTCCAAACGGAGAGGAGATCAATCCTGCGTGGCGAGAGGAGTTCAGAAGAAGTCGCTTAATGGATTGCTACGGAAAGGATTGGGAACGATATGCCTAAAATGTTGGAGAGAATCGAAAAGGCCGGCCTACTTGATATGGTAGGCGAAACAGAACTCGCGATCATGGACAATCTGGACGGACAAGATGCAAGTGCGAACTGTTGGGAGAGAGTCACCAAGGGCGAACCTGTTTTATGGGTAGTTGGTAAAGACGGAAAAGGCGAATACGTCAACGAATTAGATTGTATCTAATATTCACCCGCAACGAAGGTCACGAAAGTAAGGAGTAGAATATGAGTAGGGAAGATATCATGAAGTGGTGCAAGGAAGAAATTGAGCGAGGTTTACGTCTGTTCGGTTTGGCAAGCGGTAACAGCACGTTAATCAAGCAATGGATTGGAGAGTACAATCTAACCGCGGATGAGGTGTTGGAGTTACAGCAGTATAACAAGAAGTTATCAGCTAGACCCGAGTTCCAAAACCTCGGTGCTGATTGGTAGATAGTAACCAGCCCCGGATGTTGCGAGGGCAAGGAGATGGAAGATGAACCTAGAAGAACGGAAAAGGGAGATAAATGATGAATAGTGTACAAGTATGTTCTTTGTGCGGATGTGTATATGTCTACGATGAATTTGAAAACAATGGTTATGAAGATGTATGCAATAAATGTAAACCTATTGAGGAAGAGGAGGAACAACATGAGTAATTGGACACACGTAGCTGGAGTAATTCGCGTCGATTCACTTCGCGGAGTTATGCCAGAACCGAATTGGGATGAAATTTTTGGCAAAGAACTCGATTACGGAGAGCCGGAAGAGGATGGCGTAAAGTATATGCCGGCGGGTTCAGAAGGTAGCTTATCCAAAGTGGTATACGAGAATGATAACACAAGCTCTGCGGCAGCATATGTGGTTGTTGTGGTAGGAGATCTTCGTGACCACTATGATGCACAAGGGATTGTTGATTGGTTCAAAGACATTTGTATGAACCACGACTTATGGATCAGACAAGCATCAATCACTGTTGAGAACGAACTTAATGGAACTGTTAATTGGTCTAGCGGAAGTATTATCAACGTGTAGAGAATAGGAGGTGATGAACATATGAAGAGAAAGTATTTCAGAGCAAAGGTGTTAAGAATCTGCCCGTATTCATGGGTTAATGGTTCTTACTACAAAGAAGAAGATGTATATGCGTATTCTGAAGAGAATGCAATCCGACTGATTGATAAATACCATGCAGACGGATTTGGCAGTCATGTAGTAGAAGACATTTGGGAAATCCCAAAGGAAGAGTTTAGAGGACAGCACAAAACTAAGGTATTGAAAGGAGAGGAAGATGAAACAGATTAAGTTTGGTGACTTGGATAATGGAACAACTCATGCCGGCATTCTTCTTGATAATGGAGATGTAATCTGCGGTTGTTGTGGTTCATTAATTGATGCTGAGAGATTTCATAAGAGTGGCGATTATGAATTGATCGAGGAACTTGATTGGTCAGATTTAACCGAAGCGATTCTTTAACTAGACTGCTCAAAATTGAGCAGTCGATTTTGACTCATCAAATTTGATGAGTCGGAAAGGAAGAAAATATGGAGTATACGGCAGAATATTTTAAAGCAACTTATGATAATTATGACGTCCGCGATGCAGGAGCGGGTCTTACAAATGGTGTGTGGGATGTCAACATGAGCGACATTATTACTCGCCTGATTCAGCTTGCAGGCCGCTATTGTGAAAGATATGCAAGTGACTTGTTTATTGATTGGAAATTCAGTTCAGCAAATCCGGACGAAAAAGATTTTCGTTATGGTGGCGGAAAGACAATTTTTGGCTTCAGAGAAAATGGAGTCGATACGGACGAAGCTGTTGTTAAGAACTACAACAACAATCGTTACTATTATCGTAAGATTGCCGTCGTAGAAACGACTGTTATAGAAAACGGAGAACAGACGTCTTCATCCGGCGCAGTTGGGCATAGGTTATATAGTTTTCTAAAGGAGTATTGATATGAGATGGGAACTTGTTTTTGTAGTAAGAGAGGTAAAACAATGATTAAAGTTGGAGATAAGTTTATTTTACATAGTTCTAATGGGATGAATTATAAGATTGAGGTCATTAGCGATAATGATCTCAGACCGCCATTAGAGAGATATTGCTGTGATGTTTATGATGAAAATGGTGTGTATTCAGGAGATGTGATGTTTTTTGGAGAAGATTTCTTTGCTCAGGATTGTGTAGAAAGGGTGGTGGGATAAATGAGTTATGAAAGTAGATTGTATATCGTAGATAAGATGCCAACAAATTATGCGCAGAAAATTGCGATGTTTGATTTGTGTTGCGTTCCGTCTTGTGCAAGCAGATTCAAAGAATATCCGGCAACGGAATTGAATGTTTACATTGATAATGGAGACGTACCAACAACGGAAGACAAATATGGTGATCCAATAAGAGAAATTCCAATCAATGATGCAATCAGAATCATTGAGGAAGCTTACATGCTTGACAATTATCGAAGATATGCTCCGTGTCTGGCGTTGCTTAAGAGCTTGCGAGATGCATTTTCTAGCGAGTTAGTTGTTTTACATTACGGATATTAGGAGGTACTTTATGAAAGAATACATGGTAGTTGTAAGTGATAGAGTTTGGAATACGTATTCCAAGTTGGAAGATGCAGTAGATACGTGTCGTTCTGTATCAGAAATATATAACGGAAAGGTTTGTAGGGTAACTCATAAGAACGGAAATTCCGTTTCTCCTGAGTATGAGTATGTCAACGGACATAAGCGATCTGAATATGAGTTGATTTGCAAAATATTAAAAGAAGTGCACGAATGTGGTTCTGCTAGTGATGGCAAGATTGATTATGATAAAGGCTTTGATGACGGGGTTCTTGCAGCCGAAGAAGCCGTTACGAGAGCAACCGGAGTATCTATCGTGGAGGTGTTGAGATGAGTTACGAGAAAATAAACGAAGTTAAAAGAGGTCAGAGAATGGAAGTATTTGCAATGTCTGTTACTTATCTTCTTGATAAAGGGTATGATTTCTGTAAGAGACTGACCGACAAGGATATTTCCGAAGCGGAGGGTAACGGATTTATGACTAGAGAGTTTTGTCAGTGTATTATTCGTACCGCAAGAGATATTGCCAACGCGGAAGATTCTCCTATCGAAATCGTCCAGTTCTGTTCTTTGGATGATACGTTTGAATTAACTCGCTACAACGAACGGTGGGCGAGATACGACCTGGTTAAGATTCTTTCGTATTTGATTGATAACGGAAATGTTAACCTGGATGAGCTGCTTAATGATCTTGATATGGACGAGGAAGAATGGGGGATGCTGAAAGATGAGATTGTACAATGTGGTTTTTAGATATAGAGGAGAAGTTCATCTCGCTCTTATTGAGGCGAGAAATATGCGGAGCGAGTTGATGAATTGTATCAAAAAGTGAAGGGAGGTCTGAAGTGAGCGAAATTAAAAAAGAATTAGACAAGCTGAATCATATGTGTAAAGATGGTATAAGTTTCAGCGGAAGAAAATTCCAATATGAGAAGCTGATTCACTTATTGTCAGAAGATGGACGCCATTTACATTTGGATTGGCAATTATCCACTGGTAAATATGCAGTTTGCACTAGCAAAGGAAATGCGGTGTATTTATAAAATTAGGGGAGAGCTAATCACTCCCCTCTTTTTATCCACGGAAGGATGGTGATATAATGAGAAAACGAAGCGATTTTTATGTAAGCGAACTGGAATGTCCTGTTTGCCACAAACGATTTCCAATCCCACGGAAATCCGGGAAGAGACGAGAGAAGAATCACATAAAAGATATTTGGTGTCCATACTGTAAAAAGAAGAGAAAGTTTATTGAGAATTGGGAGGGATAGATATGAGTTTGTTTGGATTGTTTTATGCGGCCTTTGTAGGTTCCACAATGGCGATTAACAAGCATAAAGAGAATAAAGAAGATAAGTTTAATAAAAATAGAGCCATTAATGATGGAGACCTTACTTATTTCGATCATCGAGGAGTTGAACGACTGGTTTCAAACGATCATATGGTTTTACAAATGAAAAATCATATGAGAGAAGACGTATTAAAAGACCTCGATACCGGAAGGGTCATTAGGAATTATTCCAAAGAAGCGGAGCAAGAAGCGTTAGAAGAGGCTCGAAAAAAATCAAAGGATATACATTTCGAGATAGTAGGGATTGTAAAAGATTTATATCCAGAACTGATAAAGCGCGTTCATCGTGGCACTCTGGTGTATAAATGTGTTGACAATAATAATTATTATATGAAACTTCGGCATGGTTATTATTGGTGTTGGTTAAATATAGAAAAAGAAGTCCTAGAATGTTTTGATTTTGACGATAGTTCTAGACTAAAAGAATGGTGCAAGTCTGAAAATGAATTTAATAAAGAATACGGACATGACGTGTTGTATTACTCAAAAAGAGAACTAAATATACTTGGCACTAGTAGAGGGTGGTGATTTTATGAAGCTTAAATCTTATGATATCTATCAGGATTCAGAGTGCAAGCCGGTATTGAAGGAGATTGCAGAATATGAGTACAATGATTTTTTCCTTGAAAGCAAAGAATTAATTGATGCAATAGAGGATGGCATGGATTTTTCTAGCTTTTTAGACGAACATCTGTTATGTGCTGCAATAGACGGCAACAATAATTTAAAAGGTGTTTTTGTTGTTAGCATAGGAGACGAGGCAAAGGTTGAAGACAACGTAAAGAGGTTGGGCATATTCTTATTATTAATCGGAGCAGATGGTTTCATTATTTGCCACAATCACCCAAACAATAATTCCAGTAGAAGCGGAGGCGATCTTTTTTGTATACCAAAATACACTAATTTAAGCGATGTCATAGGTATACCGTTTTACGGTTCATATATTATAACCAAAGATTGTTATACAGATGTATCTAATAATGAAAAATGTTATTTTGATTGGAAGGGATAAGTATTATGAACGGAAGAGAAGAAGCGGACGCGAAGATATTTAACAAATTAGAGTGTGAAACAAAATGGGATTTACCTAGCTATGTAAGAGAATGGTACTTACATTTAAGAGCTAATCATTGTACAGCCATAACGTGCCAAGATTATTTGAGGAAGGTACGCGACTATCTTTATAGTGTTAGACCATATGAAATCGAAGAAATTCCGCGTGAAAGTATTACTGCTGAATCAGTTGAGTCTTATTTACTTGGGAAACAGTATAAGTATGACAAAGATGGGAATGTGGTTAAGACGTCAAACAGTTATCAGTCTAGTATTTATTTTTGTATGAATAATTTTCTTGAATTCATGGCGAAAAGGAAATATATTCCGTGCAACTATATTAAGGAATACGACATCAAAAATACAAAAAACAAAGATAAGGTAGAACGCATACACTTAACAAAAGATGATTTCCATAAGATAATCGAAAAGTCGATGGAAAATTCGGATTTTGATGCCGGCAAAGCTAGAGAAGCGGCTATTCTTTTACTTTTAATGATAACTGGTATGAGAAGAGGGGCCTTGTGTTCGATAAATCTGTCTGATTTCGAGATAGAAGATAATAAGATTGTCGGGAAGACTCTCTCTGTGACTGATAAAGGAGAAAAAACACACGACTACATATTGACAAGACAAACAATTAAGGCGCTAAACAATTGGCTTGAACATAGGGAATTTTACGCAGATAATATTACAACGGACGCTTTGTTTATAAACCACAGTGGTACGCGATTATCTAATAAAATGGTAGGAGATATAGTTAAACAAGCTTGTTATAATGGCATCGGGAAAGAATTATCCCCGCATAAGTTGAGAGCCGGGTTTATTACGATCATGATTGAGGAAACTGGCGATATAATGGCTACCTGCGAAGCTGTCGGGCACGCAAGCGTTAGAACGACTCAAAGATATTATGCAACTAATGGACGAGGCAAGAAAATGGCCGCCGATATAATGAAAGATTTGTAATTTAATTCTATTCACTCTTGACAACTCCTAATAATCGTAGTTAAATTAAACTATCACTAGGAGGTAACAATAGTGAAGAACAGGAATAAATTAACAAAGCAACTCAAGAATGCGATAAGAAGCGGAGCACTAAATATAAATAAGCTCCGGACAACTATACTTAAAGTAGCAGAAGACAGCAAGTTGCCAATAGATGTTGTCAGTGACTACCTTACTGAAAGAAAAGACTTAGATTCGGCAACTGACTTTGAACTTTTTAAGTTGGCTCAAAGCTTTGAGTGTGATTTGCAAAAGTTCTTTTCTGAAATAGAAATAAAAAAGTATAAAGACGTTGCATTCGTATCTAATAAACTGAAATTTCCGTTGAGGATACCTGCGATCCAGATTTGCGATGACCAGTGGATAGGAATGATAAGTGCGAAAGAGTTGATTAAATATCGAGACGCGCAAATTATTTACTATAACGAAAGCACGCAAAGAACTATGGAACGGATAATCGACGGCGAAACGGTGCATTGGGCTATCTCGCTTAATAAAACTGCGGTCAACAGAATCATGCAGGCATATGATAACGGAACATATATACCAAATACGTTGACGTTTAATATCTCAGATGAAAGCAATGCGGATTTTTCGTATGATGAAGAGTCTAAGGAACTGGTAATAAAGAGCATTGATCACTTTGATATACTTGATGGCTATCATAGATATGTAGCCCTATCGAAAAGGTATAACATTGATTCTGATTTTGATTATCCAATGGAATTAAGAATAGTAAATTTCACAGAAGATAAAGCAAAACAATTTATCTACCAGGAAGATCAGAAGACAAAGATGAAAAAAATTGATTCTGAGTCTATGAATCAGAATAATATTGCAAATCGTGTGGCTCAGAGACTTAATGAAGACGGAACATTTAACCTATATGGTCAGGTTGGATTAAACGGAAAGCTGATAAATAAAGCTGACTTTGCGGCGGCGATTGAAGCAATTTATAAAACTAGCTCTATTAAGAAAAAAGACGAGTTAGTAGAAACAGTGAAGATTGCTACTGAAATCAAAAATGGAATTAATGATTTCACCGGGAAAATGCCGGAATTGTTATCTGAAGAATGGGGGAAGGACAGAATATATGCTGTATTAATACTAATTAAGAATGGCAAGCACGGGAAGGCGGCATTGAGTAGGCTAGTAAAGTATATGCAAGGAATCAACTTGTTTTATAAAAAAGACAGGTTGAGCAGCAAGGCTATCTCAGAACTTCAAGAGCATATTCAGTAAAAGGAGCGGAGAGATATGAATGAAGATGTAAAACGTGAATATATAGAAGAATGTATGGAAAATAATGAGCTGGCAGAAAAGGAATTGACTACTACATTCAATAATATTAGTGGTTTTGAAAAGGTTTATAATAAAGACTGCTGCTGTTTTACCTCTTCGGAAATCATGGGATTTTATAAAAGTCTCGGAACGGCATCTTTGGTTTATTTGATGGTTCTTAATAATCAGCTAGAAAGATACACTGAGTTTTGCTTAAGGAAGACTTTGGTTGCCGATGGGCAGAATCATTATTCTGATATAGATAATGAGACGCTTGGAGAGTGTTTAAATAAAGCATTGGCAGAGGCAAAAATCATATCCTGGGAACAGCTTGTCATTGATATAGGTGGGAATTTATTTAATAACGAGGCTGACAAATGTCTTGCGTTGGCTTTGTTTGAAGGAATTTGTGGTCAAGAATATTGCGAGTTGGTCAATCTGAACATTTCTCAATTGTCAAAGGACGGCATGTTAACCCTTTCAAGTGGTCGCAGGTTGAAGGCATCTAAATTGCTCGCCAAATATATGAAAAGTTCTACGGAAGAATACACCTTTGTTACTTATGGTTCGAAAGCACTCAATCGAAATTATAAACCTGACGATACGAATGTATTTAAAGAAGCTCTTAACGCAAATGAAAGTAAGACAGGGAATGATCTTGCTCGTAGAAGACAACAGTTGAAACGCAAACTTGATAACATGAGAGACGTTTCGAACTCTCCGGCCTATTCGAAATCTGGACTTATTCAATCCGGCAGAATAGATATGATAAAGACGTTTATGAAAACGGATGAATTGGATGCAACAGAAGCTATATTAAAGTATCGAGATGAAATTGAATACAGATACGGCAAGATACCTTCGATACCTAGATTTTTAATTCAATATGGAAAGTATTTGGAGTAGAGCAATCTACTCCAAATTTGATGTCAATATAAATAAAGTCCAGCGGTGTGATGTCAAGTAAAGAAAAATAAAAAATCTTTTATTTTTTGACATTTTTCACGAAAAGAAAAAACGACCACCTAAGCCCTGTCGACCATATTTTTAAATGAGCAGGGCG